TCAACACTCGTCGACCAGAATGGCCAGCTTTCCAACATAGATCAGACGCTTGACGAGTTCCGACATGTCAAGCCGGTTGAAGGTTCGTAATTCGCGCAGATCAATCGGCTCCGCGCGAGCTAACATCTGGCAAACGTCAATTCCGTCAGGAATGGCATCTGCCAGATCCCATTTTTCGATCTTGACGTCTGAAGGATCAACCACCTTGAAGCTAGCCGCGCCGATTTCCGCCAGCTTCATCTGCCAAACCGGAACAACCTTCCTGCCCGGCTCATCATTGTCAGGCCAGATCACCACGTCCCGCCCCCTCAATGGCGCAGCATCGACCTTTCCGATGGCACCAGTACCACCGGGCCAAGTCACTGCAACATGGTCTGGGAATTGCTCAGCCGCAGCATCAGCAGTTTTTTCACCCTCGACGAGGAGCACTGGACGGTCAGGTGATCTCCGCAGCTTTTGTAACCCATAAAGTGAGGAGTAGGCTGTTTTAGGCGCCCTCATTTTCCAGCAATTCGCGTCATGATCAAAGCTGTATGGCACGACCTTTTTCAGTTGTTTTTGGTCAGACAAAGCGGCGAGTTTCTCATATCTCAGAACGAAACTGAGGAGCGCGTCTGTCTCATCTCGGTACTCAAAAATTTGCGTAAGCCGGTATTCTTCGTTGCCGGGAAAGGGCATGCCAAGCTTCAAGTTGTGTAATGGCGCATCAGCCGGTACTGGTGTGGGTTTCCGAGGAACGTCCGCTTTGGATTCTGCGATTTCGATGCTTAGACGTTCAGCCAGTTCAATCGCCGCTTCCGTTTTTGATGAAAGCTGACGATGCTGTTTCCAGAGCGCGATCAGGTCCGCGCCTTTGTCGCCGGTTGCATGGTCTTTCCAATACCCCTTGGTTCTCTCGACAGAAAGGCTTTGACCCTTTTCGCCTTTGACCGAACCCATGTGGATACCGCTCGCAGAACGAACCGCATCTGGAAATAAGGCAAGAACTACATCGGAGATGCCTCTATCGCGTATAGCTTCTTTGACTTGCGAGATAATGCCACGTGTCATCGTCCAGTCTCCTTTTGTACCAGACTGGAACCAGCGATCTTCCTATCCTGCAGAAACGCTAGGACATCGCGTCTGTGATATCGAACGGATCGACCAATCTTGTGATAGGGCAACTTGGAGAAAGGGCCCGATCCGACAGAGCGAGCCTTCTCCAGCGACGATGGCGAAATCTGCAGTAGCCGACCGACTTGATTGGTTGTGAGCCAATCGCTGTCAGTTACCGCAGCTCGGTCGGGGTCAAAAGTCGAGGGCCTTGCGGCACTTTGAAGTTGGTGATGCATTTTACTGCTCCAGTTTGTTGAAACTGAAGCAAGCTTGAGGAAGTTATGGTGTCAGAGCACTTGTCGGAAACTCAGCATCATTTGCTGGGGGTTTTTGTAAGTCTGCTACAAAAGTCCGCATCTTCGGGCTGCGAAGAATGTCGTACACTTCCCCCTCATCGGTCTTGTGACCGAGGTTCGTCAGTTCGGACGTCAGCCATAAAACGCATTCACTTGGCCTATTTGGGACGCCATCGGGTCCATAGAGCGTGTTGCTAACGCGATGTCCCTGTCCGCGATAGTGTATCAGCAGCCATTGAACCGCGCCGCGAATTGGCAAGGGCTTTCGCCCGTCTTGACGAAGTAGATCAAGCGCTTCATTCGCGACAAAGCCGATGTCATGCAGATCGACAGGGCGACCGAAGCTCTGACCGAGCATCCTGAGATGCTCGCAGCATTCTGGCGGTTGTGCTCGGATTGTCTTCAGCAATCGCCTGAGTGGTTTCCGTAATTTATCACCACGTTTGTTCCAATCGTCCTCCGTGCGAATGGCACCGGCAGCCATTTGCCGAGCAAAGTGGAGATCATTTGCGGCGCGTTTTCTGTTAGCTTGCGCTTGATCCATCGCATGTTGAAGTTCATTCCATTCCATAGTGCGGTTCACCCCAAGTCGTTCCCACCCCGCATTTTGCGTGGATTTTGATAGTTCCATATTGTATCAGAAAATGGCTTGGCCCCGTAGCTCAGCAGGATAGAGCAACGGATTCCTAATCCGTAGGTCGCGCGTTCGAATCGCGCCGGGGTCACCATCATTACCATGCTTGATAGTGAGCGGAGCTATAGGCCGTTATTGAAACTTCAATTGATGCTTGTCTTATTGTGGCGCGCTTTTTCATTCTGCACACAACGACATTTCTGATTGCACACACCCCAGCACAAATCCGGCCCTTCTAACGGGCAAAATTGCTTCCCAATTTAGTTCCCAATCACCAGCTCCTTTGCCTGCTTTACACCCTTGGCATTGGCTGTGTATTTGAGGGTGACTTGTTCGATGTCGAAGTCAGCGAAGATTTCGCGGATCTCCGGAACATCGTTGATCGACATCAGGAAGCGGCCCTTGATATCCTTCAGCTGACCGGCAAGAGCCTGGAAGTCGTCTTTCGAAAAGACACCCTTGCCGTAGTAGGTCTCGCAGTCCCAGTAAGGCGGGTCGATGTAGAAGAGAGTGTCTGGCCGGTCGTAGCGTTTGATGCAGTCAGCATAGGCCAAGTGCTCGATGATGACGCCGGACAGCCGTTCATGGACATCTTCCAGAAGCGGTTCCACCTTGGTCAGATCAAACCGGGCACCACGCAGGGAGACACCAAAGGTCCGCCCCTGGACCTTGCCCGCAAACGAGATCCGCTGGAGGTAAAGGAAGCGGGCTGCCCGCTCCAGATCGGTCAAGGTATCCGGGTCGGTCTTGAGGAGCCGCTGGAATTCCGACCTGCTGGTGAGCTGGAACTTCAGCGTGTCGAGGAACTGCGGATAGTGACGCTGAAGAATGCGGAACAGGGTGGCGACATCTTTGGAGATGTCATTGATGACTTCGCATTTCGGTTTGAGGGACCGGCGGAAGAAGATCCCGCCCATGCCAATAAACGGCTCAACATAAGTGGCATGGTCCACCGCGCTGATACGCCCGGCAATATGCTTGGCGAGTTGCAGCTTTCCGCCGATATAGGCAGCGACAGGTTTGACCGGAGAGACAGCTTCTAACATTTGCATGTTCTTGCTCTGTTCACTTCAAAAAGAATCGCCCATACTGGTCATCCATCGATGGTGGTGACGGGAGCGATGATTGTCTTTTGCTGTCATTGGCCGGGAGTGACGCCAATCATATCCCCGGTGTTTTGAGCGTTCTCAGCGCTCAAGGCCTCCCGTCTTCATCGAGAGTCAAGAACGACTGATCCAAAGAGATCAGTCGCCCCATTTAGCTCTAGTGGTCAGGTATAGAAGGCGGGCTTTGCGAGGCCCTCTGCCACAAGCATCGCATTGTAGCTTTGGCGCTGATCGTCAAGTGGATAAATCTCGGCAAGCCACCGGCCATACTTGCCCGTTTGATCCTTGTAGGTGCGCACAAACACGTCCTTGCCAAGAATGCGCTCCCGGAGCCAATCGCGGGATATTCGACCCTGCTCCTTTTCCTGACCGCGCATTTCCGGGGCATCGATGCTGTAGAGGCGTAGCTTCACGCCCTTGAGGGCAGCCTTGAAGCCAAGGTCAATATCGGCGGTGATGGTGTCAGCATCATAAACAGATGTGACATGAGCCTTGTACTCATACATGGCAGTCTCCATGATGAATTGTTCATGCTCATCGATCACAGCGATGGCGGCAGGATCATTAAAGCCATTGAAGATGAAGCCGGGGGAAGTTTCAGAATGGGCGAGAGCAGTCAGGCTCAATAGCGGGACGAGTAGACAGGAAAGCAAAAATCGCTTCATCGGGATCTCCGTAAGGTTCGATGAATTCCGTTTTGAAGGACCAGCGCAGCTATCAACACTGGTCTGGACACTTTCGAGTTTAGGGCTGCATAGCCATCAATTCGCCGGAACACTTCCGGTATTCATCAGTCCTCTTTCAGGGCAACAAGGGGAACATCCTGATCAAGCCAGGACTGGACGAGGCTGGTTGGTGTGTGAGCGGGGAAGTACGGGATCCGGGCGGTTATGTGTGCCTGAACACGGGCTGCAAATTCAGAGCAGATGTAACCGCTATTGGCGGGAGCTATCCCCATCCCGACACGAAGTGCATCCACGTAGGAATAAGGCTTTCCAAGCTTTGACAGAGCGGCGGTTTCTGCTCTCTCCGTCCAGGTGAGATCACAGTGAAGCCAGTCACATGGCAGACAGGTTGAAAGCGCCCGGATCTGAACGCCGCGTCCTTCCCGCGCTTCCAGCAAGAACACCCGCTCCCGGAACACCCAGGCAATACCGACATGGGTGTGACGCCCGCCCGTTACATGACGAATGATCCGCGAAACAAACCCTTCGCCCCTGAAGGCCATGAGGTCTCCTGACTTGATTAAAGGACGGGCGTCGCAATAGCGCATGGCCGTTACCCGTTATCCAGAGCGGCCTTGCGAGCCAACAAACCGGCTGCTGTTTCTACCGCCTGTTGTTTGAGCGCGTTCAAGACCTCTGCCAGCGCATCCGCATCAGAAGCCGCTTCAATACGCTCTTGCGCTTGCTGACGCATATGTGTGACGGCAACGGTCACATCTTCAAAGAGATCAGAGCGAGATAGAATAACGTCCTTCAGCCCCGCCACCAGAGCAGCATCCCCTCCGGCCAGTTTCATGAGATAGGTGGCATCTTTGGGCAAAATGGCACCGCTCTGAATTGCGCGCGCTTCATTCTCCCGTTTCACAAACGTGCTCTGTTCAGCCTCTGTGTATCCGGCGACGAATTGCGCTGCCAGCCGATCTGCCTCTGCCAGAACAGATTGAATGGCATCCAGTTTCAGGTCAGCCAGTGGAACTGGAGGAAGTTCGGCCATCAGGTCCTTTTCAACAGGAGAGCCCAATTGTTTGATAACAACCGGATTGCGTTCAAGGTCGAACCACGTCTCTCCCCGATGATCGGGAACCTCTTTCCATTGTGTGCCGGTAAAAACACGGGCAAAACCCTCCTTAATAGCAGGTGGCTTCAAGGTGGTCGCATGTTGTGGAACCAGAACCTTGTCCGGTTCCAGTGGGTTTTGACGCGCATTGGAAGTATGAACGAACTCACCAGTTTCTGGATGATAGTTATGGATCTGGGTCATTGCAGCTCTCTTGTTCCATTCACTTCGTTGCAGACACAAAATTCGCGCCCACTTGCGTGAAAGTTCCCTCAGTATTTGATGCAGATCATCACAGCGATATTGCGCGGCCGGGTTTCCGAACCGCCAAATCCACCAGTGGCGTGACCGGTGTTGTTGCCTGGTCGAACACCCGGCGTTGGTAAACTGGACATGCCGTAAGTAGAGGAATGCGGATAGCCGTAGGGGGGGGTATGTGCCTCGATCATGTGGCTTTGAGGTGCCCCCAACACCCGGTCTGGATCAACGCCCCGGCCATGATCCCAGCCTCTGAGGAACTCGCCGCGCAAATCAGGGATGTCGAACGTATCGGCACCGTCCCCTGCGCCATAAGTCGTGCCGATGGCTGCGAACAAATCTGCATAGGCGGTCCGAGACAAGGCCGATCCGTCACACTCAAGAGTTCCCGGCGATGGTGTCGATCCTGCGCACAGAACCAGATCGCCCGCCACCCCTGCATTGGCCTTGATAACTGGAATAAGCCTGTCGGCTGTCACCAGCACTTCATCGCCGTTTGCAACTTGCTCGGCGGTTCCAACATCTGGCAGTTCATCGAACAGGTGTGCAGGCAGCTTGTCAGCACAGACAAGAACGTTTTCACGTACTGCAATCTGTTCGGCGGTTCCGAGCTCCGGCAATTCAGCCCAAACCCTGTCAGGCAGAACATCGGCAGTCACCAGAACATTTTCACCCTGCTCGACCTGTTCTTTAGTACCGAGCGCCGGAAGGTCCTGCATTTGCGCCATCAGCTTTAGCCACTGATCCGTGGCGGTCTGGTGGGCATCGGCAGCAGTTGTCAAGCGCGCCAGCTGTGTTGCTACATCACTCATAAGGAAGTGCCTCCCGTGTTAAGCCCCATCAATCGGCGTTGGCGATTGTCGAGAACAACCTGATGGGTAAGGATTTCGGTAACGCGGGCAAAGCCAGCGATCAGCGCATCGCTTTGTGGTCCAAACTCTTCATGGATCTGGCGAATGCGGGGGATGTTGGTTTCATTGGCTGGATCTGCAAAGTGCTTATCCTGCGCCCAGGGAAGGTGCTGAGACAAGGTTTCTGGCGTCAGCCCTGTGACCGGCGATGTTTCAACCACCACATTCTCGGTATCGGAAAAAACCACCACGATGCGGAAGGTATTATCGGAGAGGGACGCGCTGTCCGGCCCGAACTTCGGGACCGCCTGGTCAAACCGGGAAAGCGCATAAAGAACGCCGTCCTCATCAAAGAGACCAATCTCCTGCGCATAGAAGGTCGCAACATCGGCTACCACATAGAGATCGAACCAGACCGCATTCGGTTCGCCTGCCATGACACCCGAACCGGTAATCTGACCCCGGTGGACTTCTGCATAAAGCGTGGTTTCGCCGCCAGCTGGATACCGGTCCCCGGACCCAAGGGCAATCTCGGTAAAGCGCACCGGCAGGTTGGCCGCCTTTTGGGCAGCTTCCTTGTTGCGTCCGGCAACAGTGACAATGGAATGACGGGCGGCCATGAATTACCCCTCAAGGCTGGCTGTAAAGGTGCCGCCATAAAGGCAGGCAATTGCGGGAAGAAGAACGGCTGGAACTGGTTCCGGATCATCGATTGGAAGCGCTGCCGTATACCGGGATCCCGTTTGCGCATAGGCTCCGACATAGCCTTCGGATCGGGTCAACACCCCATAACGAATGGCCGTGCTCTGGCTCCAGCGTTTGGTGGCATCCACGATATTGTCAGCGGCATTGCGATGTTTGGGGTCACCAAGAGCTGCCTCTTCAAACAGCACCTCATCAAAGAAGATATCGATCTCGTGGGTGTCATGATGAGCAGGAGGCTCCTGCTGCCACCATTGACGAATGTCCGCATGACAACCCAGCAACTCCAACCCGAGCCGAACACCGCCATCCGTTCCTTGTGCCTCGTGCAACTCCCACGCCCGGTCGATCAGACGACCAATGACCCGTGGGGGCAGACCATCAGCTGGAATAAACTCTCCCAGAGAAAAATCATGAATGGCGAGCGGCAAGGCCTCATCCGGGATTTCTGACGAGTTGCGCATGAGCAACGCCCTAAAATCGAGCTCGTTCGCCATCGCTTCAAAGGTGGCAAGAATGGCGCGGGTGCGCTCGTCATTGATACCGGGCGGGATCAGCTTCTCGGGGAAGATACGATCCCTGATGCCGTTGTCTGCCATCATGCCGCCTCCATCGTGAGGCTGATGCTTGTCAGCACCGCGAACTGGTGGTCTTCAAGCTGGCGCGAGGAAAGCCCCTCATACACAAGCTCGATGTCCACAAGGCCCGTAACCGAGCGGGCCGCGCAGGTCAGGGCTGACAACGCCATATAGTCGCCAAGACGGCGGGACCAGATAGACGCTGCCAGATCAAGCTTGGCCTCCACCTGATTGCGCAGATCCTCTAGATCTCCTACACCACGGCAAATGCCAGAGATTGAGAAGGTCACGGCTTCTGGGAAAGGCACCGTCAGTTCATCGCCTTGCGGGCGTTTGACCTCATAGTCGAGCCAGTCATAAAGGCGGCTGCAGAACTCAGCAGACGGCAGCCCCGTATCCAGAAGCGGATAGACCTCTATGTGCCCCGGCTCTGGCCGAATGACAGCCACATCAATGATGGCAGGAGAAAAGGCCCGGGCCTGCTGGCGATAGCTTTCCCGTGGACCGGCCTTTGAGATCCGGTCATGGGCATGAGCGGCCCGTTCAATCAGGGCCGCATCGCTTTCCTCATCCGCCCCACCCTTGGTCTCAGAGAGATTGGAAAACGTCAGCCCCGGAAAGCCCGGCACTGTTCCCATGATCTGACCAGCCAGAAAACTGTTGCCAGCCGTTCCCGCGATACTCGCTGTTGTGCCCACTGTGGCAACGCTCTGCCCCACGCCAAGAACAACCGCCTCGTCCAGGACAAAGCCGAGACTATTCTCACCGCCAGAATTCAAATGGGTTCCGGCGGGCACGATCAGTTCGCTGCCTGCCGCGCCCTCTTCCCTTCGCAGCTCAATCTGGCAAGTGGCAGGCGCTGCCTTAAGGCGAAAGGTGGAATTATTGGCAGCAACAACATTCAGATGGTTCCGCTTGGCAAAGAGAAGCCAGCGCTGTTCGCTTGCCATCTGGGCTTCCTGACCCAGCAGGGAAAACCCGTAGGCCAGCATGTCGATCAAAACCTGCTCCAGCTGCCCCGGATAGAGTTTTCGCTGCGGGCCGTTCGGATCACTTTCGAACCATTCAATCAGCTTGTCCTTCCACGCCTTCGCTGACGTGGTGAACATTTTTGGCGCACCGCGCGCAATCAGCTCGGCTGGGCTCAAGGCTTTGACGAGATCCACCATCACGCTGCCTCCCGAAGCTCGATGTCGGTCTGCAGCAGTTCGCCAATCACATCTTCTCGTGGCCGCCAGAAGACAGGTGTACGAAAATGATGGAAGCCGACAGCCTCAACCTCGACCCGTTCCACGACAATGCGTGGCTCCCATTTGGCAAGCGCGTCCCAGATTTCCTGAGAAATCCTTGGAATGGCAATCGCAGGCGGGCGGTCGATATAGTCCAGCGCATTGCAGAACTTCTCCGGCTCGGTTGGCACGGAGAGTTTGGGCGTCAGGCAGATAATCCGCATCGACTGCTCAAGATCCGCGATCCCGACAACAGCAGCTCCCCAATCCGCCTTGGGACCGGGGAAAACACGGTGCTGCCAGTGAAGGTGATCGGGAATGGGCATTTGATCCGACAGGGTTCGGGAAGTGAGAACAACTGTCGGGAAGGTAGCGCGGGCGCGAGGGGAAGGTTACGGAACTGTTCCGGTGGAAACGGTCAATCGCTGTTGCTTGGTCGCTACAGAACTGTATTAAGATTAATTGAGCACAGAATCATATTGCAAAGGCCACTGCGCCTTTTCTGGATTTTACCACATCCATCGGATGCAAAATGAATAGTAGAAGTCTTGGTGAAAAAGTAGGCGGCTGGTTTCAGGAGCATTTCCACCTCGGCCTGAACGCTGTTGCATTCGCTGGAATATCCTTTCTTGATATATTCGACCGCCCGTTGTGGTGGCCGTTCTGGTTGTTTTTGGTCTGTTACATAGCCTCACTCATTCTGGATGTTCGCGGGAAAAAGTCCCGAGCCCAGCTGGATGATGAAATTACCAACCTGAAACGAGTAATTGCAGATGGTAGCCGCAATTTTTATGACGTTTGGGATGGGTGCGCGCAAATCCTTTTCAAAGAATGTCAGCTTACAAATCTCGACAGAATTTCCATATATAAATATGACAAGCAAGAAGACGAGTTTCGTCTCCTAGGTAGACATGCCGAAAACCCCAGCTTTCGTAAGCGAAGTCGTTACCTTTATCCTGTAAACGATGGTGTAATCGGCAAGGCTTGGACAGATGGAAAGTGTTTTGAGAAAAAATTACCGAGTCCCAGAACGAGTTTGAAGAAGTACTATGAGGAAAATGAAACAAAGTACGGAATCTCTCCTGAGACTTGCAAAAACCTCACGATGCAATCAACTTGCTTGTGGGGCTACCGCCTATCCGACGAAAAAGATATTCCTTTTGCTGTAATTATTGTAGAATCAACTAAGCGGGAGAGCCTTAATGATAAAAAATTACATGCGTTTTTTGACAATGGTAAGCGGGAAGAAATTGAAAACCTCTTGAGCCAGTTTGCGTTTATGGAGCCGAATCTTCGCACAGCCAAGGACATAGGTTTATGACGAACAGTTCAAAGACAAGGCTTCTAATTGAAGCTATCACCTCTCATTTTCTGGCATTCAGAAGTTTGAATGCGAAGCGAATTCTCGGAGTGGGTTTTCTGTGTGACTGGAAGCATTGCATTGAATACGGGACCCCGATTACTGAGTGCACATGGTCAATAATGAAAAATTGGGTGCACAGCGATGAATTCATGTCCTCATTGTACTCCGCAGAGTTCCTACAGTTCTCGGACATGAAATTAATTGATCCTCCGATACAGCTTTTCAAACCCAGTTATCCTTACCAAAGGGGAACTTCCCAAGATACCGTTTGCCAGCATGTTTTCAGTGCGCTGGACACGCGAAATGAATTCGATATGGACAAGATTATACTTTCAACCTACCCGTTTGATCGAACTGGTCCCATCAACATGATGGCACTGTCTAAGGAGTACACATCCAAATATGGATGTGAATATACGGGCAAGAAGAGAGCCTAATCCTTATACGGTTTACCCCACCGGCGGCCCGGGAGGCCCCGGTGGGGCAGTCACATGCCCATGGGTATCACCCACATTCTTGCCATTGTGCGTGAGCGTTGCCCCTTCAATCGCGACCTTGCCCTTGATTGAGATATCAGCGGCTTCCAGCGTGATGGCCGTTGCCTGCACGGAAACGGTCTTCGCACCGGCGACACTGACATCGCCGGTGGCTTGATTAGCGATGATGGTCACACCGGACGCAAGGCTGATGTGAAGCGTGTCGCCATCTCCGGTCGGCGGCGCATCACCTTCTGACCAGATGGCTCCTATGACGACGCCGTCTTCCCCGTCCCAGTCCATGAGACAGGTGACCTGATCGCCAATATCTGGCATCCGGTAGAACTTGTTCTTGCCCGTACCCAGCTGGTTGACATGTTGCCAGAAGGATGTGTCGCCATCCTCTTCATGTAGCTTGACCTTCACCTTGCCCCGCGCAGGATCGCGCTCGATCACCGTCCCCCGCCGGTAGGGCGAGTTCTTGCCGCTATCAATGGTCCTATTCGACACGTTTCAGCTCCAGCGATGTTGTGTAACTGGCACGGGCAATCTTGTGGGTCGCCACATGAACAAGGTACTTGCCCGCGTATTTCCCGAATGTGAGGCCGAGCTGAATGACCTGACCGGCCATCAAAAGCGGATCGCCCACCAGAGTGAGCTTTGCGGTGGCGCGGTTTTCATTGGCCTTGGCAAGGCGGCACTTGGCGAGCTTTTTGGCCTGCCCCTCATCTTCAACCCGCTCATCAATTTTCAGGGTATCGCCGGACTTTGCGCCAAGGTCCTGGACTTCACCTTCAATGAGCGCTTTCTTGTCCGGATCGAGATAGGAGACCTTCGCCTTCGAATAGACCTGCTTGTTGTTTTCTTCAGCCGACCAGGAGATCAGCGTGGAGCCATCCACAATGTCGATGGTCCGAACCGGGCCTTGGGCCTCCAGATCCTCGCGCTTGTAGAAAACAATCTCTCTATCTTTCACAGAGACGAAGTAGCCGTAGTCCTCGGCAAGGCGCTTGATGAAGGCAAGATCCCGCTCCCGGCGCTGTTTCTTGACCTTGAAGGAAACCGGCTCGATCTCGCCCGAGACCGAGTACCCAAGTCGCCCGGCCACCTCATTGATGATCTTCTTGAGATCCGTCTCCTGATAGCTTTTGGATTTTTGGGTGCGCTGATCCTTTTCCGGGAAGGCAGACGTTGCTTTGAACTCGATGATCTCTTTAGCCCTAGATCCGGAAGCCTTTGGAATATCAACTTGGAACGAGCCGACCGGCACAAAAAGCCCGCCCTCGTAGCCAAGTGCCGGCACTTCGATAATGTCGCCCTGTTCCGGTCGCCATGCTCCGCGCCAAAGACCAAGGTCATCGCGCATGCGCCCGCAAACCTCATCGGCCTTGCCATGGAGATTATCCGTCCAGGTGAAGTCCAGAAGGAACGGCGCAAGTGCAGACCCTACATCAACGCCGTTGACGAGAAGTGAGACGAAAGGCTTCGGCAACCCGGTCATGAGATTACGCTCCCGTCTTGCCGCGTTTCCATGGCGGCAGCAAGGCCTCATCCACGCCGGTCTGTTCGATCACCGGAATGCGCAACGTCAGGCCGGACGGTAGAATGGCGGGAATAGGAGCGAGATCATCCAGAAACAGATCCCGGTTCGCCTCAATGAGGATGTTCATCTTCTCCGCGTCATTGTAATAGCGATAGGCAATCGTATCCCACCGTTCGCCCGGCCCGGTGATGTGCTCAAGAAATTCAGATCGTTGCATTTGAGAACTTCCTTGCTCCATCTTCTCTCATCAGTAAAAACATGGTCGATATTGACAGTTTCGTATATTTACAGCGGTTAAATTCACAGAATTGCGCCGATTACAAGAACACTATAAGTACACTTGATAGCGGCGGACTGGGCATTCCTAGTCCGAAACACTCGGGAACTAACTTCGTAAGGCTTCGGGCAAGTGGACTGCTCGGAGCCTCTTTTTTTATTCAGCTCTTCCTCGTAAACGGATTAATCAAGGCGCGGGCAGCGGAGGCAAGGCCAACACCGCCGATGGAGAGCGCGCCGCCCGGCACCTCAATGAGATCAATGGAGGCTTCAAGGCGAACCAGCCGTCCGCTTTCCGTGGTCTTCTTGTGAGAGACGCTAACTGATTTCACCCAGTAGCGTTTGCCGAGATAGGCCCCATTGCCGAAGACAAGCGGCAAGGCAGACCTGCTGGAACGCGCGGCCAGCAGCTTGGTGTATTCAACTTGCGGATCACAAAAGCACTCATCGAAGAAAAACGAGAAGGAGCGCCGGTCCAGTTCTTCACCACCGTCCTGCGGGATCGGCTTGCCCCGCACGACTTTATGTTCCTGAAGGGAGTTCTCCAGCTGCTCGTCAGACTCTGTCGGGCCGGACATGACGTTTGAGACCCCAAGCTGAAGATCGCCCAAATGTGCAAACAACATCGTTAGAACTCCAGCCGTTCGTTTTCGCCCTGCACCGATTGCAACTTGGCAGCAAGCTCGGGAAGGAACTCTTCCAGGGCTTCCATGACCTGCTCTTTCAGGTTTTCACCGCCAACTCCAATCGTGATGACCGGCGCAAAATGGATCGTGGTACCGCTACCTGTCTTCGAAGCCGAACTGGATGCGGAAACTCCAGAAGGCCTACCCACAAGAGCACTGCTCGGGCGAAGCTCTTTCGGAGCTGCTGCCGCCAGAGATGGCCCGGCGACCATAGGCCCGGCCAAGGTGGCTGCCGCCAACGTTGCCGCTGCGGCCCGTTTCATGGCCCGGACCAGCGGGGCTGGCCGGATCGACTGCGCCATGGTCTCGGAGAATTTGAGCCGGTGAATATCGGAGAGCGGGCCGACCTTGGCAGGCGAAGACGGCAGATGATCGCGAACCGCCTGTGTCACGTTTCGGATTTCTTCCACCAGCCGGTGCGCCCGTGCCCGCATGCCAGCTGCTATCGTCTCAATCATGCGCTGACCGTGATAGGTGAAGTCGATCCCGGCCAGAATGTGACTTACACGGTTCACCACATTGGACATCAGATCGGGCAGACCAGTGGCAACTTCGCGAATGGCATTCAGTTTGCCAAGCGCGGGCGAGGCATCGGCAGTTGCCAGATTGCCAATTGCCTTCTGTAGCTGGTTGGTCGCATGCGTCGCCCGCTCAATGGAGGCCGGATCACGCGCAGCAATGCTGATCGGATCCTCATCGGAGAAAATACCCGTCAAACTGTTCCAGGCATTGCTTGCCGTTGCAGCCGTCTCAGAGATCAAACCGCCAATGTCGGGCAGATCCGGCAGTGGGATTTCCGGCCATTCCCAATCCGGCAGCCAGTCCAGCGAGAAGAAGTCGATCAGGGTCTGTTTGATCGTGGTGAGATCAGGGAACTCCAGTTTCGGCAGGCCCGGCCATTTCAAGGCAGGCAACCAGCTATACGAAAAGAATACGGTGGCCGCCTGTTTGATGTCGGCAAAGTCCGGCACAGACACCTTCGGCAAGGATGGCCAGCTCACAGTCGGGATCCAACCAAAGCCAAAGAAGGCCTTGACCACCTGTTTTACGGTCTCAAAATCCGGGAGCGAGATTTCCGGCAAAGATGGCCATTCAATATCACCGCCAAAGACACCCTTCACGGCCTCCCACCCGGCAAGCACCTCAGCCTTCAGCTTGGTCCAATAATTCGAGAACCAATCAGAAATCTCCGACCAGTTGTTGATGATCATCACCAGGGGATGCCATGCAAATACGGTTTTGAGCGTCTCCCAGGCAGCTTGTGCCTTTTGCACAATCCAGTCCCAAGCGCTTGCCAGCCAGCTGACAACCTGATCCCAATTGTTGTAAATCCACCATGCTGCTGCCCCAAGCGCCATCACCACAGCAATCACGGCAAGAACGGGTAAGGACAATCCCGCCAGCCCGGTCGCAATCATCGCAAGACCTGCCCCCAGCTGGGCGATCCCGGTCACAATACCGGCCAAAGTCGAGATAAAGGGAAGAGCCACGAACACCATGGCCAGATTATTCCAGCCACCAAGAGCATCTGCCGCAAACTTGAGCCAGCCGCCAAGTTCCTGAAGGACACCCCAGAGCCCCTTACCGAATTCCCACATGGCCGACAAGGTGGTGATGATATTTTGGGAGATTTCTTCAGCCAGTTTCAAAAGGCTGCCATCAGCCTTCATCTGGTTGATTGTCTCCAAAAACCCCTGAAGCTTGTCCTTTGCCCAGTCAAAAACGCCAGCATCTGCAATCATCAATCGGAACTGGAACCAGTGATCCGACAGGTTCGACATCATGCCGCCCCATGTTTGGGACATCTTCTCCGAAGCCCCGACAGCCCGCTCGCCCATCAGCTCCACGAGCTTGGCAATCACGTCCCGGCCAAGCTTGCCCTTGGACCCAAGTTCCTGAAGCTGGGCCGCTGATTTCCCGGTGGCTTTTGTAAGCAAATCCCAAACCGGAACGCCGCGTTCCAGAAGCTGCAAAGCCTCTTCGCCCTGAAGCTTGCCCTTGGTCCATGCCTGTCCGACAGCCAGAACAATGCCGCTTAGCTGTTCTGCCCCGCCACCTGACATGGCCATGGTATCAACAAGGGCCTGCATGGAGCCATTGGTCGGATCAATGCCAAATGTCTTGAGTTGGCGGTAACTCTCAATGACATCCGGCAATTCCAAAGGGGTGCGGGTGGCAAAATCCGTAATCCACGCCATGGCCTTTTCAGCCTTGGCCGAAGATCCTTCCAGACTTTCCAGCTGAACCATGTAGTTTTCGACTTGGGCTGCGGGACCAATCACGGTACTGGCCGCCGCCCCAGCTGTCGCCGTCACCCCGGCAGCAATTCCGCCTGTAACAACAGCGCCGCGTGCAATCTTGCCAGCACCGCCTGCAGCCAGCCCGGCACCGCGATTGACGAGCGCCCGTGAACGGCCTGCAAGATCGAGAGACTTTCGCAAGGAATTAACGCGGGCTATGGCCCGGCCAATGTGACCGATGAAGGTCACAACACCGCGAGACATGCTTTGACCGGCATTTGCAACGCCTTGCATCATTCGCTGAAGGCTGCCCATGGATCGGGAGCTTCGCCCGGTTGCCCGCGTTACCTTGTCCCAATCCTTGACTTGGGTTTTGACAAGGCGTTCCTGACCTTTCTGGATCTTCTCCATTTTCTTGTTGAAGCGCAGCATCTTCGCCATGCGCTTTGACGCACGGTCGGTAAACTCCGCAACAACACCAAGGCGCATGGTCATTTTTCTGGGACTTTTTGAAGGGGCAGACGGTCGGTCTTTTTGGGAAGTGGCGTCTCATAGAGACCAAGGAGCGACCAGTCCTTGCCGTCGCACTGACCAAAGCAGATGTGAAGATCGGTCAAATCGGCAACTGCGCTGACGGTCAGGCCGACAAATACTCCGAACCAGAATGGAGCCGGTTTCGACTTGGGTCTAACATGCGTAACGGTCACATCGCCGGAAACAGTAAAATCGCTCATCGACCCGCCTTTTCATACGCCTTGCGCTTGGCTTCAGCCCGCGCCTCGTCAAAGGCGATCTGCTGCTCATAAATGACGAGGAATTCGACTTCCGGGAGCTGGTCGAGCCAGTCAGACGACCAGCCCCGGTTCACGAGGTAGGTGTGGCATTCAAGGGTGGAGACGGTTACGCCGTCTCCTGAAGCTCCCCCTCAAGCTGATCTCCCTCGATATGATCTTCTTCATCGCCAGTCCCGCCGAACATGCGCGATAGCAGCTCCATGCTGTCTTCAAGCGGAATGTATTTGTCATAATCGGCGGCGGTCAGCTTTTCGCCGTCGAAGGTGACCACCTTGCAGATATAAAGGACCTGCGCCTTCTGGATGTTGTTTTTCGCCATCCGCAAACAGGACGACCACGCACCATGACTGCGGAACTTTGGCAGGGAAACGACAACACCGGTTTCAGGAAGCGGGAAAGTGTCAGAGCCGGAATGCTGATCGCGATAGGCTTTAAGCCGATTGACCACACCCGCTTGTGCAGGCGGTTCAGACGGTTCCTGAGCAGCTGCGACAGACGGAACGGATCGGGCTGGCTGACTGATATCGGCAGAGTGTCCGATAGCGGGCTGCGGGGCAGAACCCGGATCCGCCGGGACCGGATTGGCAGGTTGAACGGGGGCAGAAGTCGGAAATTCATTCGGCATGTCGAGGCTCCATCAAACCAAAAAAGAAAACCCTGCGAGTTTCAGCTCACAGGGCCATTCATCGCTGGTCTGAAGTATTGCCTTACCGACGCCAGAACTCGCCGGAAGAGTTCCGAACCGTGTTGGCAAACACATCAACTTCCAAAAGCGTCTTGTCACTATCATGAACACGCTGAAGCAGCCGGTGGCAGGTGAACTCGGTTTCCTGCTCTTCCAGATCACCAAGCTTCGTTCCGCCAAACTCGGCTCCGAAGAACCTAAGCGACACAAGAGTGATCAACGTGTAGGAATTTTCCAGATCAAAACCGTCCGGCCCGTTTACATCCACATACTGATGGAGCTGGAAGCGAAGCGCCTTGGCCGGGTTATAAACCTGCGCGGCGATCTCCGGCTCGATAAACTGGAACGTCATGGACCCGGTCAAGGCTTCCATCACCCGTGTCGGTGCCTTGTAGACAGCAACCTGACCAAGGGTTTCGATATCGACCGTCTTCCATTCGATCTTCGGGATCTTGAACTCCTTCACGATACCCACAAGGCTGTTGTCCTCAAGGTAACATTCGGCATTCACGATCTGACCGTAGCGCTTGTAGTCAGCCATTTGGGGTCACTCCGTTAGATGCCGGACCATCAGGCCCGGCCAGTGCGTTAGAAAAATCAACCGGCGTTCGGGTCTTCTAATGTTGCCAGACCAAGGGCATTGCCGATCATGTTGATGTTGATCGACCGCTCAACCGTCAGCCGCTCCATGAGGCCAACCGGCGCATAATCCAGCGTCCAGTAGAGCCAGCCATCGGCAACGCTCTGGCTGGTGGTCTTTTTGCGATTGAACTTGAAGCGGAAGTCATAAAGCACAGGGTCGCGGCCTGTTGTCTTGCCCAGACCCCAAGCATTAATGCCATCCTCAACCTTCTCCAGCGAAGCTGGATTGGCGTTGCGGTCCTTCCATTCATCGAGATAATGAAGGATGGCTTCATCCATCACGTCCTCAATGAACTGCACATGCAGGAAGTTGCGCATGTCGGTGACAGTCGGATAGGCAAGCGCGCGGTTGCCAGACGTATGAGGCCCCTTGCCAAACCGCTCTTCGCACGTCACCACACCGACACTGCGCAGCTGCTGAACATCGGATGTTGCATCGCCGGGAATATAGAGAACATCCTGCGCGGCATCTTCGATACCGGTAATCGGGCGGTTGGACGGAGAATGGTGATAGCCATACTCCATCACCGTCATCAGCCAAATCCCGGCTAAATGCGCCGAATATTGATCGGGAACCGCTTTGCCCGCATTGTCGGATGTCTCATCCAGATTGACCATTTCCATATGCGGCCAGCATCCAACCGCCCGCGTGTGATTGGTCTGGAAGTTGAAGCTGCCATTCGGGCCACGTGCCTCGACCACCTGCTGCGGCGTGACGCCAAACGGGGCATCCAGAAGATAACGGGCGCGGATCCGATTGGCGATGACTTCCATTTCCGCGCGAACGCCCGTCATGGCATCAAAGCCCGGTGCCAGCATGATCTTCGGGAACCAGCCAAAGGACTGATAACAGGCATAGGCATGTTTGAGGCCGGACGGGCGACCGGCAGCATCAAAGACCCCGATGATATCAAGGGCCGTCACCTGTGACGGATCGGGATTGCCGTCGCCATCCTTGTGAACCTGCGGATTGAACACATTCACAACGCAGACCGTGCCGATGCCCTTTGTCTTGGCCTTCTTGAACATGGCGTCCAGTTTCTGCGGCAACGTATAGCCGTCCCGGTGAGGGCCGAAGAATTTTGTGATGTCCGACCGGCGACGGATCAGCACCCTGGTGTTGATGTAAGGAGCCTGCGCATCCGCCCCCTCATGAATTTCATGAATGGGAGCCGTACCGATGATGAAGGCTGTTGCCGCCTTCAGCTCACGGACAAACGCGCCGCCCTCATCGACATCAACGACCTCTGGCCCAAAATAGCGCTCTGAACTTGTCATTGGCTCAATCCTCCACAGTCAGGAGCTTGAGGGCTTTGAGGCCCTCGACAATCGGGTGTCCGCAGGCAAGTGGATAGGACTTCCCCGGATGGAGCGTTTCTTCAAAAAACACGACCAACTCGCCATCCGCACCCTTTGCCTGAAGGGCAATGGACTGGACAGGGCCTGTGTATTTGAAGGTGCGAATATGCAGCTCTGGCGCTGGTGCAGACTCTGGCATCAGATCAAGCCTCTTCCTGTTTGAACCGGTTAAAGGGATGGTTTTGACCAATCATCGGGCGCGGCGGCGATTGATGCCCGGCAACAGATGGAACCGAACAGGCAATATCCACCTGCCAGACCCATTGGCCTGCCTGCTGCTCTGCCAGCTGATCGCTGATCAGGCGAATGGGCGTTGCCCCGGCAACCATGTAGTTTTGAAGGGCAAGGCGAACCTTCTCCAAAATCCGGTAGCCTTGCGTGCCGCCAAACTCCCCGGAGAGATAAAGGATCACCGCATAGCGCAGCTCCCGCGTCTGGCGCGCATGGTTCATCTCCGAGGTTGCCGCATATCGCGATCCGGCAAAATGAACGAGCGCTGCCGCGTTCATCTGAGCCTGATCAAAGTTTTTGATCTCGGCTGGAAACGGACTGATGTAGAACTCGGACGGAAGATACCGCTTCAGCTGCTCGACAAGCCCATCCTCAATGGCCCGGATGATATTGGTATCTGGAAGGTTTGAGGGACCAGATGTACTGGAAGAATTTGGCATCAGTACCCCTCCAAAATGGTCTCGGCACGGCTTTCCGGGAAAGAACCCTGAATGCTGTTGGCCACACCTGTTTCTGGCGTCAGGGCCGGAACCGATGCCCCAAAATCCGTCTTGCCGTCACGAATGCCTTCCAGCCAGCGGATGGCCTCCCGGTAGCGGGTCTGCACAACGTCATCGACATTGCCCTTGTCGCCCACCCGGTCGCGAAGCCAATAGATGACCAGATCTCCGGCAGCGCCTTTCAGGCTTGCAGGCATGGTCTCACAGGTCAGGGATCTAAGCCCCGGAAAACGGCCCAGCACATAGCCATCAATCAGGCTTTGTGCCCGGTCAATCTGCGCCTGCAGCTTGGTCTCATCCAGAACCCGGCCGGACGCGCTGTTGAACCCGCCAATGCCAGCCAGCTTGAGAAGGTTCTCTTCGCCAAAGAGCGCAACAAGACCTGCAATCGTCAGATAGCGGCCAAGGATGCTGCTGGCAGGAAGGATGGCAGGGTCAGTCATGAAAACCTTCAAACTCCAGTTCGAGAAAAGCCTTTTTGCGACGTACTCAGGTCGGATGACGGATCAAGTCAGATCAGGCGTCCGTTGGGGTTGGCCGTGCCTCTTCCCAGAGAGCCGCAACCTCATCGCCGTTCACGTCAAAGCCGACCGCGCTCTCAATGGCCTTCACCTTCGGTTTGCCCGCTTGGGTAAAGTCGCGATCCGGATCGAGCTTCTCGAATGCGGCCTTGATGGTGGCTTTCCGCTCGTCGCCTTCCGGCGCAGGCGGGTTCGTGTCGTTGCCGTTGTCATCATCAGCATCCGGATCAGCTGTACTGGCGTCTTTAGCCTCATCAGCCTTTTCCGGACCAATCGCCTTCAGCTTCAAAAGCACCTCGGCTTCCTTTGCACTCAGCGAGATCGTGTTGCGATCAGGATCATCCGGCGCATAGCGAACACCGTCATGGCGAACAGCGGCGATGACCGGGTAAGTCTTTTTCTCAGGGACATTCTCTGGCATTGTTGAACTCCACCAAGGATTTAGGGTGACCGGGCAGCAAGCATCACTGCCCGTTAGAAGTGATCAATCGGGCGGGTGTTAGCCGCTCGTGGCGTTCTGGATCAGGAACCCGGCCCGGCGGGCAACGATGAACTCCTTCACCTCTTCGCCAGAGCGCACCAGCTTGCCGCCGCGAAGGCCCATATTGGCGGGAAGTGTTCCGGCCACCTTGGTGCCGTTTTGGGCCGTAAAGCCGAACGTGATGCCGCCATTGGTGTCTGCAGAGCGGTTGATGAACTGGCCTGCAACAATGTTGTCCCAGACCCGTGCCAGAACCGCATTCTCGCCCGGTCGCTTGATGTTGACCCGGCTCTCCCCGACAAGAACCCGTTTGACCTCCAGAAGCTCGGCAATCTGATCACGGGTCGCCCGGCCCTGATCGCCGGAATTGGCGTGAATGGCCTTCATTACTTTCGGGTGTTTGCGAAGGCTGCGCCAAGCCGCAAATCCAAACGTGATCTGGTTCGGACGCTGCCAGCAGGTCGCCATCAGGTCTTCAATGATCGTGATCGGGTCGCTATCGGGATCATCGAACAAATCCGTTCCCGAAAGTGTCTCCACATGATCCGGATGATAGTTGGCCGGGTTCTTAACGAGATCGGCGGTACGCTTCTCCCGGTCGAGAAGAACAATGTCGGTCGCCCGCTCCGTTGCCCGCTTTTCCGGGTCATACTTGTTGCGCTTGGCTTCCGAGATCGTCTTGTTGTCGAGCGGGATATCAATCCCGAACTCTTCCGTAGAACCGTCCTTCTGGGTTCCTTCCAGTTCGACCTGGTTGGGAGCAGAGCGACGGCCAACCCGTGTATCGGGCAAGGTGAAGGCTTCGGCCTCGTCATACACATTGTACTTGAAGGCTTCGCCTGGAACCGGAACACGTGGCAGAACCTCATCGGCAATCAGGCTGTAATCCGGATTGCGATAGGCAATCGCCACCGCACTCAGGCTGGCACTCTCGGTAAACTGGTCAGTTGCAGTAGACATGGAAAACGTGTCCTTGAAGAAAAGGGAAATGGAACCGGTTTAGCCGTTAGCCGGTGATGTGACCGGGCCGGATCAGCACATGGCCAATGACACCGACACCGCCCGCATCCAGCGCCGTACCGATGACAGGAACGGTGACGCCGCCCGCAGGTTCCGCCTTGATGGCGCGCCCTTCAGCATCGCTGGTCAGCGGATCGCCATAGGCAACCACCCCGCCGAATTCGATCTCCCGGATGCCATCGAGACAGACATCAACACGAACATCCGCGCCGGAGGCACCGCGAATGGCCGTGGTGCCAAGGAGCTTGGCTCCAGCGCCCGCACGGGCCACATGGCCTTCCTTGACGCCAAAAGTGACAAGGCGGCGTTTTTCAATCAGCCCTTCGGCGGTGAAGTTCTTGATCAGGCCAACATGCTGCATGGCAAATCTTCCTCGTGAATAACTGCGGTACCAAGGATCAAGGGAAGCGCGGTACGCAGAACCTCAAACCCGCGCGCCTTGACCCAGATGGAGGGCTACTTGCCGATCCCGCGCTTTTGTTCGACATGCGTGACCGCATCGGAAATGGAGATCTCAACCCCCGCCTCCTTCTGCGATGCCTGGAAGGCGAGCGCTTCAGCGGCAAGGGTTGATGGATCGGCCTCGCCAGCCGGTTCCTCGCCCAGTTCCGTCTCGCCAAACTCAACCAGCTTGGGCTGGGACTTGAGCAGATCCTTCATCAGCTGCAGCGGCTCGGTGACGATCTTCTTATCGCCATCGGCAAAAGAGACCTCTTCTGGTTCCATGGCCGACAGACAGTCGAGAAGCGCCACAACACGCGGGACATTGCCACTTGGCATTTTCGCATCACTCACCAGAGTTTCAGCGAAGGCCACATGGTCGGCATGGGCAAGGGCCGCCTCGCGATCCGCCAGCTCCTGTTCGCGGGCAGACAGCTGCGCTTCCCGGTCGGCAAAGGCGGCATCATCTTCCGGGAGTTCAGATGGAGACTGGGCAGGCTGCGGTTTGGAACGTTTGCCGCGCAGAAGGGAACGGGGCATGATTGGGTCCTCGTTTGAAGAAATTGGATCAGAAAAACTGGATGATGGGTCCAGGGCAGCAGGCTCATCGCCCGCGTCATCGATCCAGCGGATGTAAAAATCGGGAACGACCTGGTCGGCGGTCTCAACACCGCGCTCGTCAATCAGCCATTCGCGGAACTTGCGAAACAGCGTTGCAACATCTTTCAAGGCCGGTTCGGCAAATTCCGACAGCTCCACCGTGACAGTGTCATCGTCCGAACCCTCAAAGGAGACCGGCTGCAAACCGGGAACCGCAGGAGCCGCCCCTCCCAGAAAACCGACATGCTTTGGGTAAAGCGCATCGCCTGCCGGGTTTGACGTTGACCCCGGCATATGGAAGGACATGGAAATCTTCTTGTAGCGCCCTTCAGACACCGCTTCGGCAAACTGCGGTTCCAGCTCACCAATCTCGGCAATCAGGCGCTCACTATCCTCGTCCCATGAAAAGGACTCCACCCAGCCATAGGCAGGCGTGTCCGTTTTGGGGTGACCAATGACAACCGGAGCCGGGCTGGACGTTGCATCATAGCGCGCAGCCAGCCCGGCCAGATCCTCATCCGTTGCCGTAAATGACACACCATTCATTGCTGTGAATGTTCCTGGACGGAACACCTCGATCCGGCGCGTGGTCGGTTCGCTCTCGCTTTTCTTCGGTTTTTGGGCAGCTGGTTTCGGCACGCTGGCGCTCCAACAAGATCAATGTTGAAGCCACCATGGCGCGGCAAACAAAAAAACGCGCCGGAACTGTTCCGACGCGGTCAAGGCGATGATCGATATGTCCAGCTCACACCTGACTGCAAGATGGTTGGTATTGCATCAACCACGGTGGAATCACTGCCAGAGCGAGCAGGACATATCAAGCACGGGATCAAACCGGCGCGCAAACGGTTTCTAACGCGCCCTTAACGCCCCGTGCCGGAAATTTCAGGGGCAACATACCAGACAAGGGGTAAATCACGCCTGTGGGCGTTTTTTGGAAGATGCGATTTTAACTCATTTTCAGCGGGCCGAACATCCCGCTTTCAACCATGCTGAGATAACATTTTTTTATTGCCAGCGCCGTTTCCTGATCCACAAAAAGAGAAGACCTCGCACCATGGGGCGACCCAAGTAAATAAGGGCGCATAACCTCCCACCGCTCCGCTCGATCTGCCCACCTCCAAACTGGCAACTCTTTTTCAAGCATCAATGGTACTGCCAGTGGCTTCGGTATCATGTTGTCTCTCGTGAGGGGGGATAGCCATTCACATCGAACCAATATCGGCGTCACTCCTTCGTTGTAGAATGGAACTTCCAATCGCTCGGCTGTAATTTCAGCACGCGGATGAGCAGGTAAACTTAAAACGCTATCGAGCACTTGCTGACCGTTGCCATAGGGACAAGTGAGAAATCCGTTCATAAAGCAAACGGTGTGGTCGAGTCCGCGGTAGCCACACCTCTCATTGGGCCATGTTTCTGGCTGCCGATCATTATGATTTGAAACCAGCGGATGCCATGTCGGGTAGCCGTCAACAACTGGCCCGACCTTATCGACTATATCCAATAGCGCAATCTCAAGCTCAGAACGCTCCGAAGCAGTAAGCGACCTCGGTATCAAATATTTTTTTACGCGCTCAAATCCATGATTTGCAGCTTCATCAGCTCGGAAAGCCATATCGAACCCCCTTCAAAACACGTTATGTTCATAATATGCATAAAATAGAAATATCGTGCAAATTAATTAATTTTCATGCGAAAGCCATTCGATCAACGCATCGCGAACAGCCTCTTCATCTCCGATGCCAATCCCGATATAGGGCCGCGCCGGTATAACCGCGACTTGAAGGAAGACCGGCCCACCCGGATTTGGAACCCGAAGCGCCTTTGCCCGCCTTGGCCGGATGGTTGCCCCGTTCTGCATGACCCAGACCTTCGGGTGATTGAGATTGGTACCGACTTCGGCACGGGACGCATTATGGGTGTGGTGGATGCTGGCAAAGAGATCTCCCTTGTCCCGCAAGATACCTTGTGCGTTGCGGCGAAGCGACAAGGTGAGCGCGCTGAGCGGCTCCCATTTTGACCCATCTGGAGCCGTCTCGTTCTCAAACCGGTCCACCGTCTGGTCATAGAGCGTCAGGCCAATGATCTTGTGGGCAGTCGCCGTATCTTCGAACTTGTCGATCAGCGCCCGCAGCTCCTTGTCCATATGACTGCCATCAAAGCGGAAGCTCAGCATTTGAATTTTCCTCTCACAGGGCCTATATTAATGACGTTGGGTTGCCGGGCCGGTGCGAGGCCTCCACTTGGTGCCCAACAAGGCAGCGTCGCATCAGCTGCCTTTTTCATTTTCAGGTTCCTCTACTCGGCGACGATAAAGCAACGCTCCATGTCGCCACGTTTCCAGCTGATTGAAGTTCGGTTTGCGTTTGGCCTTTTTGCCTGTCTCGGCGTTATAGGCCGTTGTGCCGCGCCATCCGGCCTGTGACCATTCAAAGACAACCAAACCGGCAAGGTCAGGAGAGGCCCGTAGGTAGCGACGTTTCAGGAACCATCTTTTCCGGTCCTTATGCCATTCCCAGTCAATCCAGATCTCGTCGGGATCCTTTAACGCCTCTGCCAACTGCGCCAGTGCAGCTGCCCGGCTTGTGTTGACACGCTCTCCACGTGGATCATCAACCAGAAGCTTGGACTTGCCTGCCGGTGTCTTGAAGAGATCATCCGACACCACGATCACATGACCCGCCTTGTCGCGGAACAGGGCCGGGTCGTCAATGTCGGCATCGAACCTGGTCAGGAACGCCCGGACATAGCCCTCTTCCGGCAACCCCTTGTCGAGAAGAGGAGCCGTGACCGGCTTGGCAAAGTTTCGCAAGGCTGGCAGCCGCTCCAATCCCGGCAACTCCATCTGCTGACCCAGCGGCTTTTGTAGCTCCCGTGGCACAAGCCCGTCAGCCCATGTGCGGCCCGGCGCATAGGCCCAGCCCATATCGACACCCTTGGGATAGCGGATCCATTCATCCGTGCCCGGATCCCGGCGCTCTTCAGTCTCGATCACAGGAGACGGATCAGGTTCCGATTTGCCGAGTTTTTTAAGTTTGCGTTTTGAGATCGGCCTGACACCACAGCCACACTTCCAGCCATTGGGAGGATAATAGGTCTCCCACCACGGATCATCGGCCCGAAGGATCAAGCCGTCCCATGCTTCATGTTCTTCGCGGGGGCTATCAGGAACACGTCGAAGCCCGTGGACATACTGCCAATAGGGATAGACCTTCAGGACATCCGGGTCCGTCATCTGCTTGTAACGGCCAGCGGCATAGGCTGATTTCAGGTTGGTCTCGTAGATGACCCGTGCCCGCCATTCGCGGCCTCCCTTGTAGGACCAGCCATGGCGTTTGACGATCTCGTCAAAGCGATCCAGAAATCCCGGATGATAGACATCGTTCTTGTCCAGCCAGCCTTTAAACGGCATGCCTTTGGCAATCGCATCATCTATCGCCTTCTGGAAATCTTCCAGTAGAGCGTCTTTCTTTGCCCCCGCAACCACAAATCCGCGATCATGGGCATGATGAAGAAGGTCCGCCCAGGTCTCGGTCGGCAGGCGGATTTTCTGGCGATGGAAAGAAATGGCATCGGCAAGCGAACCGCTATCGTCTGCAAAATCGCTAGCTGCCCGCTTCAGGTCTTTTTTTTTGAGCCTTTTGGCTGTGCGGGATAGATGCCTGTCTCGTCAAAAACATCGGACCTGCCGATCAGCTCCGAAAGCGCAAAGGCATCGCCAAGCACATTGCCCATCGGGTCGATATCAAGATCCGGATAAAGCTCCAGCAGCCCCTTGGAGGCTTCTGCAAAACTGGATGCACCCGACAGCTTTTGACGGATTTGCTCAAGCCAGTCTTCAGTTGGATCACTGGCAAGCTCGGCCAGTTGGTCCGTTAGAAAATCTACCGGGCCCGAGCTTTCTGCAAAACTTGCATCTTCCGCACCGGATTTGGCAGGTGTTGCCGCTGGCAACGGAAGCTTGGCCTGCACAACAGGGGTTTCCAGCGCCTCTCCAAGCCATTCTTCCAGATTTTCCGGCTCATATCCCTGAAGCCGAACAGCTTCAAGCACCCTGATTGCCGACTGCTGTTTCCAGTAACGCTTTCGCCCAAGCTCTACTTCTTCAGCTTCATTCCTTGGGCGGGGCCGCCAAACGGTTGGCGGCACTGCATCGCTCCAGTTCGCATCGCAGATCCAACGGATCAACGTGTCATTCAATGTGGCCGACAGCTGGTCTGCATCATCATCAACAATTGCATCCGCCTCATCGGCATGGGTCTGGGAAGCTGCCCGCGAGCCCTGTCCCTTCGCTCCGGTTGTCAGATTGCCGCCAAGAACAACTTCAGCGCTTTGCTCATCCCAATACCGACACCAGCTCTCAAAGCCAGCGTCTCCGGCGCGCGTTGCCTCCAAAAACTCAATCTCCGTGCCAAGAGGCGCAATGATCGCACCGCGCTGCACCATATTGACCAGAAGATTGTAAAGCGCATCCTGCTCCGGCTTTGGTGTGCCGGACGGATAACGGGCAAAGGGAATGGGAGCTGCGAACTTGTCCATGAACTTCATCCAGAACGCAACACCTTCCCGCTTGAAGAGTACGTGCCAGAACAAGGTTGAGCCAAGGCCCAGCCCGTAAGCATTGTTCCCTTCTGCATCAAAGCGGTGAACAATGAACTTCCGCACAGGGAGCTGCACCCCTTCCTTCATGTCGTCTTGCGTGAGAAGACGCGGATTCCAGTCCTTGTCGAAGACAAAACGGGAGGGATTGTGGGATTTGATACCTACCGGCGCGATCAAACCATCCTCCGTGCGATCCCACAGGATCTCGGAGATAGCGAACCCCTTCATGATCGCTCCGAGCAACGACTTGCAAATCGCGTCAAAAGGCAGGCCTTTCAGGATCCGCTCGATTTCTTCCGCAGCCTTGATGTCAACGGGACGTTCCCCACCAGGGCGGACCACCCATTCCCGTCGTGTAACCTTTCCAAGGCGCTTGTTGAACACAGATCGAATTCGGCCATCACGCAATACTTCGTCATAAAGCTTCAGACCCTTATCTTCGCCCTTGGCGGTAATTGTTGGATCCCCAAGCTTCAGGGCATCCGAGTATTTTGGAATGGTGATGTCGTTTTCGACCGTGGCAATCAGCTTGCTGTCCGAAGTCGGATTGATCGTGCGACCTTTTTTCTTTCCTTTTTTCGAACTCATAACCTGTATCCTTCAAAGGACTGGCCCCGGAGCGGCCCGGCAGAAACCGTGGATGACAACAAGGAACTGCCTGCCTTTTCGAGCGTGTGCGTCCAGAGCATTTCCAGACAGTCCGGCCCATCATCGTGATCGCCGTTCGGCCATTGCTGCAGCTGATCGAGCAAAACCTTTTGGGATCGGTGGAAGCGGATCAGGCCAGCATGGACCGGAGGCTGCAGCCGCTCGATCCGCAGCTCCTTGTCGGCAATCGGACTGATCGGGATACAGGGCATGGCCAGTCCCAGCCGTGCCGCTTCCTTCATGAGGTCCGTGCGCAAAAGCTCCTGGAACTGGACCGCTTCGACAAACCAGAGCTGGCAGCGGTAATCACGCTGGAAGGCAATTGCATCCGCTATGATCATGTCAGGCAGACGGCGGCGGATCGACGCCTCTACCACGTCAAGGACATTATTCGCCCGGTCATACCCACCGATCAGGATGGCGGACGGGTCCCGGTTGCGGTTCTTCTTGCCGAGCGAGGGGTCAATCGCCCCGAAGAACAACCACTCCCGTTTGACCTGTACCCACCAGATCAAGTCCTGGAACGGATTATCCTCGTCAATCGGGTTGTTCTGATATTCGCTTTCAAAGGCGGCATGGCTTGCCGCTCTTTCAAGCATCAGCCGGTAAAGCGAATGCACTTCCGGCCAGTTCAGAACTGCGCCCGCATCCATTTCTGATCGGTGTGCAGAATAAAAGGCCTCCGCTTCCACCTCGCCATCATTGAGATAGGCTTCTTCCCAGCGATCCCAAAGGTCCATCCGGTCTGGCCATGTCAGAATGGCGCGGAACTCGCGAACGCTCCAGCCGGGACGTTTTGCAAAACGGACAATCACCGCATCATGGTGCAGAACCGTTCCGGCAAAGAACACATCCATGGAGCCATCCGGCGGGCCAAGCTTGAGCGCGGCCTTCAGGATCCAGTTTTCCAGCTTGTTGCGCTGTTTGGGGTTCTGGACGTTTTCGTCGTTCTCCACATCATCAAAGATGGCAAGATCAGGCCGGTGTGCCCCGTGGCGACGGCCACGGACCTTCTTGCCCGTGCCAAAGCCTTCCACCTTGACGTTGTTGCGGGTGACAATGACGCCCTCGCGCCACATGCGCCCCTCGCCAAACACGTCCGGGAAGTCATACCGAAGACGCGGGTTGGCCGTCAGTTCCGCCTTCAGCGCCTCAATCATGACAGCAGCCTGTTCAAAGGCATCCATGAACAGCGTGATGTAATGTTTGCGCCCGGTGACAATGCACCAGAGCGGGAACATCAGCGAACAGTGCGTGGACTTGGCCGATCCGCGCGGGGCAATCACCAGCTCCCGTTTGCCTTGCTTGCTTCGAACGATCTCGGGCAGAACCTCATATAGGGTCTGGTGAAGGCGGCTCGGGGCAGAAGTCAGATAATGCGGGAAGTAGGTTTCTGCAAAATACCGGTAGCCGGTCTCAGGGTCGCGAACACACTTCAGGCGTTCCCGCCGCGCCTGATCATCTACCGGGAAGGCATCAACCTGTAGGGCAATCTGCTGGCTGAAGGTTTCATAGACCTTTGCCAGCTCTTCCTTGAATTCCCGGTCGGAAATCTTCCGCGTCGGGCGGATCTTCAAAAAGCTCATTCATAAGCCTCCATCAGAAAAGCCTTGAACGGTTCAAAAATATCCTGAATGGCGGGCGCATGCTCGGGAAACTCCGAAGCCACGAAGCTCATCAGATCCTGCATGACCCTAAGGGCAATGCCGCGTTCACTGAGATCAGGCGCAAGACGGCCAGCAGCCGCAACCGCCTTGGACATGCTGTCGGACAGAAGGACAAGCGCCTTTGCCTTGTCCTTCGGTTCAATGGTCCCGTCCTGTTTCAGCTCCTCAATCGTTGCCTGCGTAAGGATCACGAAATCCTCAATCACCATGGCAACGATCTTGTTGAGCCCTTCACCGGCAATCGTGTGAACGGACCGGGCGACCATCCAGTCATCGCCTTTTTCCTTGGCCTCCCGTTTCCAGCGGCGGACAGTGCTTTCAGAGAGTTTGAGGGAGAGCGCGACAGCCGGAACCGATTTGCGCTCAAACACAAACTGCTTGCGGGCCTCGCGCTTTTTGTCTTCGCCGCTTGCCATTCAGCTCTCACCCGTCACTCTTGGTCTCAAAGAGACGATCCAGCCGGTCAGCAAGGCGGTCAACGGCGCTGATGATCCGCTGTTCCAATGCTCCAAGGGTTTCTATGGAGACGAATTCGCGAACGGCCTGCTCACGGAAGGCAGCAAGCTTGGCAGCTTCCACATCGACTTTCTCACACGCCCGCTCGGCCCGTCGTTCGGCAATCTCCGCCCGGCGTTCATTGGCCTCGACACGCGAGCGCAATTTGCCGTAGCCCATGGCAATGGTGCCAACAGACACCAAAAACGCAAAAGCAACAGCAAGCCCCTTCAAGGCATCCCAGCTCAGACCCTCATCCATTGGTCTTTTGTCCCTTGGTTACAAACCCGCGCGCAGCCTTTTCAAACGGACGGGTCAGAAAATAGGCACCTACAATCCATCCCGCCCATTCAGACAAGGGAGACGGCAGCGCTGCCACATTCCACGAAAACTGAAACAGGCTGTCAGCAACAACAGCTCCGGACCAAATGACAATCGGCCATGCAAAGGCGGGACGGATCAAAGCCGTGACCCACCATCCCTGTTCGGCAAGAACAATGTCACGGGCAGCTTGGCGGGCAGCAAGCTCAGCGCGGATAGTCTCCAGCGTCACTTCCGTCTTCAGACGTTCGCGCCCATTTTGAAGTTCTGCCCGCCGCTCCAGATGAGACAGAAACCTATCAGCTGCACTGCCTCCCAAAAACCCGAGCAATCGGGCACCAAGGCTCACCAGAATGCTCATCCCAGATGCCTCCAGTTCCGCGCATCTTCAAGACGGCGCGCTTTGATCCGATTGGCGATGATCACAACAGCCAGACCAATTGCGGCAAACGCCATCCAGCGGTTCTGGGAAATCAGTTCAAGGAGTGGTTCGACCTGGGCACGGATCGCCTGCAGGGTGTTGGTCACTTCGCCAAGCCCGCCCAAAACCCCGTTGCCGGTTTCTTCAAGGCCGGTTGCAGCAGCGCTGGTTCCGATAACAGCCGCGCCAATCTGCGTTAGACGGTCCGCGTTTTTAACGGTCTGCGACCCGCTCTTGCGCAGATCCTTCACAGTCAAACCCTCGCGGCTGGATCCCGGCTGCTGGTTGACCGGCACGGCGGCTTCCAACGCCTCTTGGGTTTTGGGTCCGACAACACCATCGGGCGTCAAACCGTGATCCACCTGAAATCCGACAACGGCCCGTTTGGTCGCCGGGCCAAAGTCACCATCGGGGCGCAGTGTATAGCCAAGGCTGGCAAGCCGCTTTTGCAGTGCTTCGACCCGATACCCTTCCGAACCGAGCTTGAGCAGGTTGACATCCTTGTGGGTGTCGGACTGATCTCCGCCCAGTTTGGCATAGGCACGGCGCATCAATGCCGCATAGTGTTTGACCTGACCCGGACCATTGTAGCGGCGGGCAATCGCCTCGAAATCTGCCTCTCTCAAATCCTGAGACAGGCCGGAGCGTTCCAGAAACCGGATGAAGGCGTCGATCTGGTTAAGATTGTTTTCAGCAAAGGCCAGCACGAAATCCGTAACGCTGGCATACCCGCAGACCTTGTAGTTGAACCCCATGATCTGCGGGCCGCCATAGCTGGCAGATTGCAGCGCAGCCTCCTCATTGACCTTGGCGAAGTCCTCCATCAGCTCCCAGCGGGCATCAGAGCCAGCCTTGCCGAGACCGCGATAGTTCGCACGAGACCAGCGCTTGACGGCCAGCCCCATGCGCATGGCCTGACCGCGCAGACCCTTCGGGAGCTTGCGATAGAAGATATGCCGTTCGGGAAGGATGATCAGGCGGCCCTGACTGTCATATGCCTTGCCGCCGCTTTCCACCTGAATTATCGCCCCAAGAACCAGCGCACTACAACTGATCCTGAGCGCAGCTGCATCAATCGCTGGCTGGATATCAAGGGTCTCACCGCCGCCTTGGCGCAAGGTTTGGACAATCGACATGAAAACGCCTCAACAAATTAAAATGTTGAGGCGAGGATGCTGAATTTACTCGGAAAATGCGCCGGAACTGTTCCGGTGCAGATGTCTGACGGCCGTAGATCCAATCAGATGGATCTGCGTTCTCTTCAGTACCGACCGCTATTTGGAGGACAGCGAGCGAATTTTCGCTTTATCGGCATCAGAAAGCCACCATCCCACGCCACGATTGTTCTTAATGCGTATTCCAAGTGGTGCCAGTCTTTTCCGCAACAATCCGATCAAACTGCGGATTGCGCGCTCGCAAGGAACGTCATCTGCAGCCGAGCAAACAATGCTGGAGATACTATCAAAAGAGGCCACATTGCAGCTTATCAAATGCCTCAACAAATCAGCCTGAAGGCTACCTAATTTCCAATCCGTCGGAAATGAAAAATTGGCTTTCAGAATAGCTTCAAGTTCTTGGACCCTGCATTCAAGCTCGTCACGCTCATCCCGAACAGAGCGATAGGCATTCATCGAAACGGTTTCTTGCATTTGAGTTCCTCTACCCACGCATGTTTCTATCCAAGATCGCGTCGGTCTCCCTATCCAGCGTGTAGACAATCGAGGCGCTTGGCGCTTTCAGGGTCGAAAGACCCAGCTCAATCGCCCCTTCGCGGGTTCCGGTCCAGCCGATGATGTTGTCAGCCCGTTCTGGATATCCAACGCAGTGAACCTCGTAGCGCTGGCCTTTGTCGCCAAGTCGTTCAGGTGGCAAGGTCATGCGTTTGTTCCTTTCGCCCTGAATCCAGCTGGGACAAACCCGACCGGTTCCGGCTGCCGTGTGATTTTGCGCCCGTACCGATCAAACAGGCCAGTCCAATTGACATCATCGTCATAAGGGATCAGCTCAGGCTCGGGGGCATATGCCATGAATGGCAAGTCTGGTTCGACTGTCATAACCCGGCCTCAATTGACTTTCCGACGGTGGCGCTCAACCCATTCCCGATATGCTTCAGGAACTGGTTCGGCTTGAGCTTCCTCCACCCCCTGTTCGAGGTCAGCAGCGGATGTGACATATCCAGCAGCCCAGCCGTCTATCGAAAACTCGTCCAGAACGGCGCTCATTTGCGCAAAAAGCTGGTCAGGATCATTGTGGCAGATGGTGACGCTGTATCTTCCGCCATTGTGAAGATAACTGCAGGCCCAAGACGGGTCTTTTTTGAGTACGGTCAAGGTGGTTTCCTTTCTGCCGTTATCAGTTCATGTCAGCTGCAAGGCAGCTTCGGGCTTCGAAACCTGCTCATTTAGGCCGATTTCACCGGCAGCGATTGCGCCAGCCGTGAATGCATAGGTTGTGCGCGGTATCCATGCTCTGGAACTCGTCAGCTCACCATACAGCCGTGCGACATGTTCTTCATTGAGCCGTTTCTCGGTGTCATAGACCGCTGGCAATGTTGTCCTGGCTCCGTCTGCCGGAGCGCGCTTGGCCTGTGCAATGTCATGGAGACGCACACTGAGTTTGGCGGCAGCTCCATTGCAAAATTGACGCTGCCTGCGACTATTGCTGGAGAAGTTTCTCGCAAGCTTGCGGACTGTCGTCACAAGGTACTTGCTCATCTCGATGCTGACCGCGACATTGTGTGGTGCGCCGACCAGCTCGATGGTCTTCTTGCTGCCAACAGTGCGCTGAAGCGGTTTGCAGAAATACGCGACAGCTACAGCTGACCATACAGACCGAACCCATGCATCCGGCATACCGGTCGGCGTCTCCCAAACCATCCGGTCAGGTGCCTCTTCCTCTGCCATATCGGCAAGCGCCAGATTGTGTTTGGCAAGCAGCTCATGAGCCTTGGCCGAACAAGCCTCTGCCTCATGAATACTCGACGTGCTGGAGGCTTTTGCCAGAAGAGCCCGAATACGCTTGATGATCGACTGGTTCATTCAGAATGCTCCTGGTATTCGTTTGCCTCCAGACGCAGCTCCGCGTAACGGCAGATGAACAGGTTCGCGGCCTCATCTGGAGACAATCCCAGCCCGGTGATACCAAGGTCAGCGAGATCGACAGGTTCCTCGCCATAGGTGAAATGCCAGTCGTCATTGTTATTCATGATGTGAAGCTGCTCGGTGCGCAGCATTTGAACATCAGCCCGCTTGACCGATTGCGGCAAGGGGAGCGGGATGCCGAACCGCGCCATGACGGCCTTTTCAATCCGCTCTTCCAGACGCTGGTAATCGCTCAAGGTTTCCTTGAGCGGCTTGGGCATATCGCCGATAAAGGCTTCTGGCGCATCATGCAAAAGAGCGGCAAGCTGATCCTCTTTGGGAACCAGACGCGACACATGAACCGAATGCTCGGCAACGGAGTAAAACCGTAGAGAGTGACCGCCGAACCGGCAGATATTTGACAAGGCGTGTGCAATATCACGAATGCCGAAATCAGACTGATCCGGATTGTCATAGTCAAAGTAATTGCCACTGACCGTCAGGATGAACGGGCCGGTGATCGGCTTTCGGTGGGGTTGGGCAGTCATTAGCCTTCGCTCCTGTTCAGTAAATCTTCCAGATCAATCTGCCGGTCATCGACCACACGTGCCCGCGCTCTACGCCCACCACGACCTTCACGAACCAGATCGCGGACATAGCGTTCCGACACATGGAGTTCGAAGGCGATATCGCAGTTCTTGAAGCCTTCCTTCTTCATGCGCTTGGCGGTGGCAATGCTGGCGCGGCCCTTCTTGGTCGGGATGTAGAACTTGTCGCCCGGAAACGTCGCAATCAGCGTTTCAGCGGTTTCGCGCGATAGGCGCGACAAGGGGTTGTCTTCTGTCCATTGTGTCGGGATCTTCACCTCAACACCGGGCAGCTTTTCCAGAAGCTCAAGGGCAACATCATCACCGCAGATCGCGGCAATGTCGGCCATGTCTTCCGTATGGAACAGGGAACTACCGGACATCTTCCATCCTCCTGTCCAGCTCTTCCTGGGATTTGGGTTTGCGGCAGACAACGGTGACGACAGACCCGTCCTGCAAGATGTAGCGGATCCCCTGAAGCCGAACGCCGCTTGCGCTGTAGCGCACACCAATTTCCGCTTCATGGCGGATCAGCTCGCGCACCGGCGACAGGTCCATGCCCATGACACGTTCCAGAAACCGGACAACGGCATGATCGGTGACGGCAACAGGAGCCTTGGTCATTGCGCGGCCCTCCGTTCCATCTGCTTCAAGGCTTCGATTACAGGTGCGGCCTCCTGATAGGAAAGCCACTCCGGATCGTCCCGGTCCGTCAATTTCTTCACGAGGGATCGAAGCGCCTGTTTGTAGGGCTGCCGCCAATAGCCGGATGTCTCCAGCGACTTTGCGATGGCAAACATCTTGCGCACATAGGGTTTGTTGGAAGACTGGCGGAACCGGCCTTGATTGACTGGTTCCTTCCAGCCCAGACGCTTCATCTCCTCAATGACGGCCAGCCGCTCGCGCTCGGTCATGTCACCCGATGACGCTTTGCCCGTGACACGAGCAAGAATGGCAGAATAGCTGTCGTCATCCAGCCCAAGCGCCTTCTTGGCGATGTGGATCCGGGCGATTTGGGAATGGCGAGCGGACTTTGCGGTCATTGACTAACCTCCCTACATTCTGGAAAAATCAAGGGAGATGCCGACCGGCTTTTTGGAAACCGGATCCCGGCGCATAAAGCGGATGTTGCGCTTGGAGCCGACTGATCGAACAGCATCCTCAATGGCAGCCATGGCGCGCTGCCATGTTTCGTCTTCGATCTCGTAGTTTTTCAGACCCCGGATCCGGTCCATATCCAGCTTTCCGGCCTTGTTGACCGCAAAAACCTGATTGACGACCGTTACAAGGTGAGGATTGGAACCATCTGCCCACTTCAGCAGGCATTCATCAATCAGCTTCTTGGCCTGCTCCAGTTCAGGTCCGAACTCCTGCCGTTCATTGACGCGGATGCCAACCGATAATTCACCATCAAAAGTCCGAAACGACACGTTTCCGCCCGGTCCACCGACCCGCACACCATGTTCCTGGTCCAAAAGTTCCCGCATGCCATCAAGCCTGCTCTCACACTTTGCATGGAACTGCTCGATTACCTTGAGAACCTGCTGCATTTCATCATGCAGCTCCTGAACCATTTCGTCCTGAAGAAGATCCTTGGCCTTGATGTTGCTGATCGGCACGTAGCTGCCACTTGCATTGAGTTTCATGCCTTCCGGTATTGTAAATTCTTGTGTCATCTGAATTGTCCTTCAATAGTATGGGATGGATTGGTCATGGGCGGATCGGCTGGCGGCGGATCGACCAGGCGGTGGATCGCCCATCAACTCGGCTGTCACATCGGCTTGAGGACGTGACAAAGATACAACCGGCACCGGCTTCCACTTACGGAACAGTTCCGCACGGGTTGGCCTGCGCTGTGGTGCTGGAGGAGACGCTGCTGCCGGTTTCGGCTTGGCCGATATCCGGGGCCGCGCAATCGGCAGGCGTGGTTCCTTGCAATAAAGAAGATCCTCGGCAAAAAGCATCGGCTCAAAGCTGGCAGCAACACCGTTGAGCAGCTTGCGGATCTCCGCCTCGTCTCTCTTAAGCTGAGCGGCAATATAGGTCGGGCTTTCACCAAGTGCCCGATAGCCGATAGCAAGTGCCGCCTGCTGATATGTGAGTGTGCAAATCATCTCGATTCACTCTTTGTTCTTGGTCTCTAGGGGTGGCGAAGCAGCGACTACCGGAAACTGGTAGACCTTGGGGTCGCACAATGCCTCGACTGTCAGCTTCGGCACATCGACCAGACGTGGTTTGAGGTTCTCAAGGTGCTGGCGGCGGGTTTCGGAAATATCCTCCAGCGTCTCCACGAAGGACTTCAGGCCGCGCAACTGTTTCAGGAACAGCTCGACATCGTTCTCTGTGCAGGGCTGCTCCGCCATCTCGGCAAAGCGGTCATGAAGGGTCTGCACCATGCCGCTGACTTCCCGTGGCCCGATTTCAACGCGGGTCATGACGCTTCTCCCTTTGATTTTGCATGAGGGTTTAACGGGCAGGCCCGGCAGGCAATCCAGAGCCTCAAGGCTCCTGCATCCGACATGGGCTGGGCCGCACTTGCGTGTTCAGCACAAGCTTCCTTTTCGATGTCAAAGCCCAGATGGGGACAATTCACACGATCAGAAAACGCCGCCAGCGCCTTGGCTTCAAAGTGATCATTTCGCCCGCCAATTGTCCCGTACCGCCCGGAAAGGTAGAGGCTGACCGCAGCCCGGCTCACGCCCATTTTGTCGGCAACCGCCTGCTTTGTACCGAGCACGTTGACCTGCTCGACCAACATCTGATGAATATTCACGGACACAGAACAATCTCCCCGCTATCTCCCAAATTGTGGTCGAACAAGCCCTTACTCCGGTGCCTCCACACAGGGGCAACAGGACCGGTGTCCCGGACCAGCCGAAACCGTTTGAACCCGTTGGATGTCAGCTTGCTGCTGGCGGCACGAACAGGAAGTTCAACGAGGTATCCTGCATTGACGAGTGCCTTCAGGTATCGGCGCAGGTTGCCTTCCGGATCCTTCTCCACCCCGCAGGCTGCGGCCATCACAAGGTCACCAATGGTGAAGGCTCCGCTCATTCGCATGGCATTCCATGCGCGCTGGCGCAGTGTATTTGGCTGGGCAGCCCGGCACCTGCCCCGATCCGGGCGATATGGGCCTGAACTGATAATCCGGCCTTCCATAGCTGCTTGCTGACCATTCGGCGTCAACCGGTAACATCCGACTTCAACCCTTTCCAGAAGTCCGCGCATAATGAGGCTACCGGCCCCATCGGAGATTTGGCGGCGTGTCAGATCAACGCAGCCGTCCAGCTCATCCATCGTCCGGCAAGAGCCATCGGCAAGCGCGTTCAACAAGGTGGTTGGAACTGTTCCGGGCTGCATCACACCATCTCCGGAACATGGATGGGATTGCCGGAGACACGGCTTTTAAGAAGAACTTGCCCAGCCATGTCATGGCAGGTCAGTCCCCCGTCTTCCGGTTCGTTGCGTAGACCAAAGCGCTCGATATTGGCGATGGCTTCAAGGATCTCCCGGTTAAAGCCGTCCGAGGCCTTCAGGACAAAGTTCAGAAGATCATCGGCAACCGGCACCTCGCAGCGAGCCCCCACAAGGGCCTTCACATCATCAAGGGTCGCCTTGTCAAAACGAACCTTTTGCGAGACGCGGCTGGCAACCTGCGGAAACCGGTTGAGATTATCATTCACCCGCCCCATGCCGACCAGAATGGTGGGCAGTTCGATAATGTCGGAAATGTCCCGAATGGTCTCAAGAATGGCCGACTTTGATGACACATGGTCTGCCTCATCAATAACCAAACCAAATGTGCGCCGGTCATATTGGGCAGAAAGCTGACGCTGACCGAGTTCCTCCAGCGCCTTGGCATATTTCTTTTGAAACGCATGAGGGGGATGGACCTTCAACACCCCAAGCAACTCGTTCATGAACCAGCTTGGCGTCCATTCCTTCTTTGCCCGCAGATAAACGCTACCCGTCTGCGAGACCCAGTTCTTCAAGGTCGTGGTCTTGCCCAACCCTGGAAGACCATCGACAACAACAAGGCAGGCTTCTTCGGCTCCCCGCTGTTGTAAGGCCGTCAGTGCGGACAAGAACCGCGTGACGTTGCTGGTCTCGACAAAAACATTCCGCATCTGCAAAAATTCCTTCTACTGGTTCTTGTGGGTGCTAATGTCCGAACGAAGAGTGTCTCTCAGCGCGTCCACGTCGATGTTTGACAAGCGGAAGAGATCCAGATCCGTCTTGCGGGCCAAACACCCTCGCAGGATCTTCTTCTGGTTCTCGGTAAGTTGGTCAGGCTGCTCCAGAGCAAAGGCAGCCAGCTCGACATCTGTCCCGAACACCCGCCGTTTTGGCTTTTGCGGTACGGCGACCGGGGTGGCTTCAAGCTCAAGGACCTCCGGCTCGATAACCGGCTTGGCCAGAACATCGATGACCGGCTCGCTGGTGGCTTCCAGCAACCGGCTGCCCCGAAGCTGGTCTTCAACCCGCTCGACCTTCTTGCCGATCAGGCGCAGCTGAGCCTTGGCGCGGTTTTCAATGGCGGCATCTTCATAAGATTTCGGAACATAACGGGTTTCGTTACCGGCAAATTCGGCAACACAGATCAACCGGCCCGGCAGTTCATTGCCGTCGAACTTGTCGATCTCGCGGACCCAGACCCGTGAGCCGTCCTTGACATCAACACCGACCGCGACCTTGATGCCGTTGTATTGCTCCAGCCCCATATGGAAGTAGGTGTTGGTGTTCCAGTTGATCAGACAACGCTGGACCGTACGGATTACATGCGGGCGGAATAGTTCATCGGCTTCATCTGGCGTCACCGTGACAGGTTCAAAGCCTTGCGCAACATGGCTTTGCCAGCATTCGTTGGGCGACATATGACGCTTGCGCCCGCTCTCGGGATCCCGAAACTTCGGCAAACCGGAATGCGGCTGGTTGTTGTAGCGCTCGACAGCCTCTTTGCAGAGATGCACGAAATCATCCCATTCCATCAGGGATGAACTGGAGCCGAACTCGGCAATTTCCTTGCGCGTTTTCTGATAGGACCGCTTGCGGGCTTCGCGATCCATGTCTTCACCGATATAGGTCGGCAGCGACTTGGCAAGTGGCGTCCAGACGCTCCGGTGGAACCGTTCGATGATGCCCCGCGCCTGAGAGTTATAGGCAATTGAGTGCATCTTCGTGATGCCAAGCCGCCCCATCATGCCAGTTACATCGGCATCATGGGTCTTGTTCTTGTAACCCGGCCCGTTATCGACATAGAAAATCGCCGGAATACCGCTCTCGCAGGCAGCAACCCGAAGAGCGTCGGCAACGGCGATGCAGTTTTCCTTCAGGGAAACTGAAAACCCGACACATTTGCGGGTCGCAACATCCAGAACCGGGGTCAGTTCCGGGCGGAAGGGATGCCCGGTCAACAAATGTGCGATTTCCGCCTCGAACGTCTTGCCGTCCGCCGTGTAAACGGATCCCGGCATAAGATCGTCCGTGCAACGGCTGACATAGGCAAGGCGGGCCTTGAGGGTCAAGGCACCCTCCCGGCCTTTGTGCCGCTCGACAGCCCCAAGCTTGGCTATTGCTGTGCGAACCTGCTTGTAGTTTGGCGCGTCATCCGGATTGGACAGGCTCGCCCGGTAATTCTCCAGCGCATCCGTAATGGTTGGTTTGGAAGGACGGGCATAGAACTTCAGAAAACCGGCGAACCAGGGCAGTTCGTTGACCGGTGTTTTCTTCTTTTTCAGTTTCGGGGCAAGGTTCTGCGCCCCGCGCTGCTCTCGGGCCTCAAACCAGTTATAGAGGGTTCGCAGCGACATTCCCATTTTGGGCCGGTCAACGGCGGTTGCGGCCATCTGGGCCAGAGCCGAGTAATCCGCCTCATGCATGTGCCCTGCATCGCTCGTGGCAAGCCCTTTGCCGTAAAGGCTCAGATCAGAGATCAGCTGAAGGCAGGCCTGACGGCGGGAAAGCTCATGAACGATGACGCGTCGTTCGATTTCGCTCAAAATGGCGAGCCGTGCCTGCATCATGGCGGATTGACGAGCGTTAGGGGTTGTCTTTTCGCCATCGGTTGCTAACGGTTTTTCCGCCTGTTTCTGCACAAGGGCGGATTGTGCAGACAACTCCTGCAGTTTCGCGCGGCTGATCAGCTCCTTGCGGGCAGCTTCCGGCAGGAGGTCGATGTGATACTCCCAACCACCGCCGCGCCCCTGACGTTTACGGGCGTGGGGGGTAGACTGCTAAAATGATCTCTGCGAATAATCATGAACACCGCGAGTGGTTCCGGGCAGCTCTGGCAGTTCCAACGCCGCCAATTCCGCTGCCGAATACCACTCCTGCAATGCCCTGGCCTTTGAGACAAAGGCAACACTCGTGTCCGGTTTTGGCTGTGTTCCCATGGCATTCATCGCTTGATCTTCCTGCTTTGGTCCCGGCTTCATTTGCGCGTTTTCCATTCGGCATCGCTGGCAGCTATGAACCGGTCCATTCGCTCACGTTGCTCAATCGCAATCTCCCGCTCGATCAGGGGGATGTACTTGCGGTCAACAACGACAAATCCACTATTTGCCAGAAGCTCGTTCAGGATCTCCGGCGCGTTCAGAATTTCGGCCAAACCAATCAGCGCATAGCCCGGTATGTTGCGGTTCTCATTGGCCTCCGAGGTCCACTGGTAGGTCGTATCGGCGCTGATCGGTTCGCGGAGATAGGCAGACAGTTCCCCTGCGATCTCGTCCCGGCTGCGCCCGTCCTTGTCCATGGCCTCAGTAACAACGCGGCAAACCTTGCCGCGAAGGGTTGCGGCGCGAACGCGGGTCTCCTCATACCGGGCCTCCACCTTGGGAGGTTCCCAGCTCAACAGGTCGCCCGTGAGTGTGTCGCGCCGCGCCTTGGCCATCTCAGGCTTCCAGTCTCCCGAGTTCACGTTGGTCTGCTATCTGTTTTGAGAGCTGATCGAGCCTGGTATCCACCTTCTCGTAAAGCCTCTTTGACATGGCATGAACGCCGAAGGCCGTGAGGCTTGCCTGACTTTCCATTGAAACAATCAGGGCAGCCAGATCCTCCAGATAGGCGAGGCAGTTTTCGATATTGACCAGATCTTCCAACTTGCTTTCGATCCAGTCCGCGCCCTCACCACTGGTCAGCTCAATCAGTTCCTTGATGCAACGTCTGGCGCTCTCGAAATCCAGAATGTCCCAATTGCGCGGAGAAGCATCATCTGACGGGATGACAGGGCGGCGCTTGCCCGCTGCAACGTCGCGGTGGAGCTGCAACTCCCCCAACAGATCAATTACACCGCGCCATTCCCGGACAGCTTCATCATCTTCAAAGGTTTTGGCTGCATCGATTTGTTTGCTGATAAGGGCAAAGGCCTTGTTCAATTCAGACATAAGTTCTCCTTTCCGCCGGAACTGTTCCGGCAGGTTGACTGGAATAGGGATTGGTCTGGTTAGCTCGGTCGCAGGGCTGCCCCCGCACAGCCCCGCGACCTGTCACCCCACGCAGCAGGAAAGCGCGGGGCTGGTTCTGTAAATTACGGTAGGGACAGGTCGCTTGGTTGAGCCTCGACGTAAGGCCGTCCGGCTCTGACCGCACGGTCCGCCAAATCTGGGGTATCTGCGGTCAGCCGCCGAAGCTTCATCAGCAGAACTTCAATCCGGCGAAACTCATTGATCGCATTCGCCGCGTCATAGTCATCAAAGCCAAGTTCCCGCAGAGCTTCGACTTCGCTCTCGACAAAAGACAGGGCCATGTCGATGTCATTGGGAAGGATGTCAGTCATGAACCGGCTCCATCTCCCAAAACGCATCGCTGATCCGGCTGGAATTTAAAGCCCGCATCGCAGTGCGAGCTTCGGCTTCATTCAAGAATACGCAAGCGTCACCGGCAAACGGTCTGGTCTGAGCGACCAAAACACAGTCTCCACTTTGAGCCTCAACAGGGTCTCTTTTGCCCATGAAGTAATAACGGACACCTTGCTTGCTGGTCTTTACCAGACGGAACTGTTCCGGCTGTGACAGCGGGGCAGCCACTCCGCCTGCAGGCTCAAAGGCCAAGGCTGTATTCATTGGGTCAATCTCCACAAAAGAACGGTCTCGGTCGCTGCAAACGACCAGAGAAAGAAAGCGCTGAGAAAGAGGATCAGGGCAGCAGCTTCGCCAGCCAGACGCAAGGCACCGGCTAGGCGTGGTGAAAGTCCACCGCTTTTATTTTGCACACCCCTGCCACTGCATATCGCAGCGGCATCAGGCAAATGTGCGCGATCTGACGCGCGCGCCATCAGGCAGCACGTTCAGCGTCAGAGCGTTCAAGGCACTTTTGACTTCTCGGCGGCCCGTTTCTTTTGCTATCGTAACCGCGAGTGGTTGAAATGGGATATCGATCTGGCCAGAGTTCTTTGATTGAGACCTTGATCTCTTCATTGATCCAGTCACAGAGCTTCTGTTCAACTGGCCGGTCTGTCCGGTTCCACACATGCCGAAAGCGGCTTGGGGTAAACCCGAGGTGCAAGGCGAGTTGGGCCTGATTAAATCCACGGCGGGATATCTCGGCTTTGATGGCGGGGACATCCCACTCCTGGACAGTCCGTCTGGGCATATCAACCTCTCAAGGTAGAAGCGGTCTGTTGGCGCAGCCCGCTTTTATTTGAACTTCTGTGTAGATCAGTGGCCCGCTTTGGCGGGTCGCTGATATGCGTAATATGCGCGCTATTAGGCTTACTGTCAAGCCTTATGGCGCGAATTACTCTGCTTCCATGTTTGGAGGTACGCCTTTTTAGGCAAGCACAGTGTATAACACTGAATACAAACGGCTTTTTTGATTGGTGTGAACATGGAAACGTCTTCCAACTTAACAAATACGAACCTAGAAGAGTTTCCAGATCGCCTAAAAGCGCTAATAGGAACATCTAGCGTGCTGGCTTTCGCCTCAAAGTGTGAGTTACCCGGTAGTACCGTTAGAAAATATCTGGATGGGTCTATCCCTAGCCTCGACAAAGCGACACAGATAGCGAGAGCCTGCAATGTATCCTTGGAATGGCTCGCTACTGGCCAAGGTCCAAAGCATCCGAGGCAAGCGTCAGAAGTACATGCCGCTGATTTTATTGGGATACCGCGCTATGACGCGCATTTGTCGGCAGGTGGAGGTACCTGGAATGCCGACAAGGAACGGCCCTTGGACCATATTCCGTTTACACGGGAGTTTCTGGCAAAACGTCTGCACAAGTCAAAACCACGCGATCTGGTTATCCTGATGGTCAATGGCGACAGCATGGAGCCGCTTATCAACGATGACGACATAGTAATGGTTGATCAGTCCAAAAAACGCCTGGAAGACGGCATTTTCGCCTTTGTTTTCGATGATCTGGCAAAGGTGAAACGGTTTAGAACACTTGCGAATGGCGATCTGGAAATTCGGAGCGACAACCCACTATACCCGCCTGAAGTCCTACAAAAAGAACAGCTTAACGACCTGAATATCATTGGTAAGGTTGTTTGGTGCGGCCACCACTTCGCCCGCTGACCGTTTTCCTCTACAGTTCTCGGCATCAATAGCCCGTTCCACCGGGAAAGCCGCGCAACAATGACCGCTTTTCAGCTGCAGATGTGCAGAATATAGGGAATATTTGGCCGGTTTTTCCTTCAAGTCGTGCAAAACTGCGCACCACACGAAAACCCCCGATTTCTTCGTTCTCTCAACACCTTACCATCATTTCACCGTGCATTCCGTCTGTGCACTTTGACAGGTCCCCCCACACTTATGACTTGAAACAGATACACTCGGCGCGGAATCGTCGAAGCTAAACTATGCCAACCATTGAAATTTTGAAGCCGTTCGATGCCGCTGTAGGTAATCGCCGTTTGCTCGGCGAGCTGAAGAATGATCTGGAATCTGCAGAATTCAATGATTTCCGGCTGATCGTCGCATACGCAAAGGCTGGCCCTCTGCACCGCCTCAAGGTCCAACTTGAGAAATGGAAGGCCGACGGGAAATCCTTCAGAGCGATTTTTGGGATTGATCAGCAAGGCACCAGCAAAGAGGCGTTAGACCTTGCTCTCGCCCTTTGCGACGAGGTCTACATTACCCAAGAGCGCGGGATCACTTTCCATCCGAAAGCCTACATCTTTTCAGGGGCCAATAAGGTCCGGGCTTTTCTCGGCTCAAACAATATGACGGTCGGCGGCACAGAGACAAATTTTGAAGCTGCGGTCGTCGTCGATGCGGCACTTCCAGCTGATAATGCGGTGAAGACCGACTTGGATGATATGTGGGACCAATTGCTCCCCGCTCAATGTGTTGCAACGCGCCCCTTGGATCAAGCGCTTCTCGATCAGCTCGTGGCAGCAGGCGATGTGCTGGATGAATCGGCTCTCCGCAATAGCCGGAAGAAGGCGACGAAAACCAATAAATCCTCGAAGCCAAAGGCAGGTCTGAAACTCAAGCCGCCGTCTCCGCTACCTAAGGGCACAACGCCAGCACCAACCCACGTAGCTCAGCCAGCGCCTGTGGCAAATACTCCATCGACCGCGTCAGCTGGGGGATTGGCGATCCAGATCAAGCCACACCACAACGGGGAAATCTTCCTAAGCAAGTTGGCGGTGAACCAAAATCCAGCGTTCTTTGGATTTCCCTTTACCGGAATGACCACACCAAAGACTGCGGGCGGGACACCGTATCCCCAAAGGTTGCCCGATCCAGTCGTAAACATTCAGGTCTACGGCACAGGCCGTGCTTTGCTTCTCAATCTGCCTGCTTACGACCTGAACACCGTCTTTTACGAACCGAATTCGGAAATTCGAGTGACTGCATCCCCGCTTGTCGGGGTTGTGCCGGATTACTCAGTGATGGTCATTACACCCAGTCAGATAGCGGGAGTGGATTACGAGATGGAGGTCCATACGCCACAAAGTCCTGATTACCCAGCTTGGGTCGCTGCCTGCAATCAACAGATGCCTGGTGGTGGGCAAGTACCTCGCAAGTTCGGCTGGTTCTAGGCTCTCTCAAACACCAGTATATCGTTTTCGGTTATAGCATTCTTCAAATGCAGCATCCTCTCGGTCGTCACGTCAATTGAAATAGAAGGATGGACCTTGAAGCCAACGTCAGCTGCAATCTCACGGGTGTGCTGACATGTTGGAATTGCGAACCAATTGTCGCCAACTTTGGTTCTGCTGTCGCCAACTACGTAGAAGGCCTTGGCTCCCGGCTTCATAACGCGGTGCACCTGAGCGAGCGTCTTCTGAATGTCGGTAAAGTATCGCGATAATAGTGCTGGCATGTTTTGGCGGCGGAAGCCGGCATCGCTGCCTCGGTTGCCGTCCAGAATGCCTTTTAGTGTTCTCACGATTGGATGGGGTAAGTTCACGCTGCCGTCGTTCAATTGCTCTTCAAGTTCCTCGCGTTCTTTCCTCTTGATTTCGCGTGATCCGGTTAGGCTACCTTCGACGACCGCACGCTCGTTGGATGGGGTTCCCATAAGCGCCAGAATAGAAAGCCGGTCGGTGTCGATATAAGGCAGAGCGGTCGCGTAGGGTGGGCTAGTCACGACGCAATCTATCGAAGCACTCCCAACGCAAGCCTTTAGGAAGCATTCGCTGTTGCGTGAGTCGCCTTCTTCAATTCTTGGGAGATAGCGCCTTCCGGGCTGTCGGGCTTGAACCGAGCGATATTTCTGTAGTCTAAGCATCTGCGCAGCCAAGCGTTCGGAAAACAACTCAAAAACAGGCGCGTCGGTAAGCGGTTCTTTCCGCCGCCGAATTCTCAGGTCGCTCGGTTCTTGCTGAGAGACTTCGCGAATGATGCTGCTCAGCACAACTTCAAAATAGTCGACCAGTGTTTCATCGCCTAGCAGGCGAATCCGGGCAAGAATGGCATTGAGCTTGCTGAGCACTGGCTTCGGAAACCAGCTCAGCAGTTCGCCGTGAACATTTTCAGGAAACTGGTCTAACTCATCTGATCCCACGCCGGTTTTCAACATGTCGGTGATTGATGCTGCCGACAGTTCGATCAACTCTTGGTCACGCAGCAAGATGCCCGATTTGGCTTTGGCAATCTTGGCCGCAAGTGGATTCATGTCGAAACCGAATGCCTGATAACCGTTCAAAAGACACTCGAGTGGGACTGTGCCACTACCGCAGTATGGGTCGAGAACCTTAGCGCCGCATTCGACGCCGGACGTGTTCAACAGGCTCTTGGCGAGCTGCGGGTAGAACTTCCCTTTGTAAGCATGAAGCCCATGTGTAGCGTATTTCGGGTCCTTACGCGTGGCGGCGTCTGCGTCGCCATTCTCCAAGACCTTCTGCCATACGGTTTGAGGCCGAGGGTCTTTCTCCGCACAGAACTGGGCCGAAAAAGTCGAGCGCCTCAAGTTCCAAAGCGCAGGCTGAGCCAACTCGGTCTCAATTGTCTTGGCGGCTTTAGGGGCTTTAAGGTCTGCAACGCCAAGTGCGCTCAACTCTTTCGCTCGCAACGTGCGCTCGAAGGGCCACATCTTGTATGCTGGCGCATCGATAGCGACTGCAACAGGGGCATTTGGTCGGCGTAGAATCAAAAGCTCTTCGCTGCGTGCGCGCCTTGCAGCTTTTGAGAACGAACGCTTCGTGGCATGGATTGGCCTGTTGACAGTCCCCAGCACTTCAAATCCGCACTTTGCGGCCGCGTCAGCTAATGCGCCGGAGGTGGAAAACTGTTCGCCCTTGAAAACGGCGTCGCCGACGATGAAGACTGCATGACGTCCGGGTTGAAGAGCTTCAAAGCAGTCCGTCAGCACTTTAGCCATCTCGGTTTCGTATTCAGCAAAATCCGTTCCGTTGCGCTGGTGCTTAAGATGAGAACCAATTTCTACCGCACCCAATTCGCGTGGATCCCAGCCGAGCCAGAACAACCGGAATCGATGATAAAGATGATAGTCAGTCGCGTTGGGGTAAGGGGGCGAAGTTACTATCAAGTCGACAGACGCAGGTGCCACCGTGTGACCGATGTCGGTTCTAGCATCTCCTTCGACAAATTCTGCTGAGGCACCTAGCATCGGTCTTCGTGCCGATTCCATTTTCTTGGAGACAAATCGAAGTGATTCGACATAGGCACGCAGCGTGAAGCCGGGCGGAATTTCCTTAGCAACAGAAACGTACCGGGTCTCTGAATCCTGATTCGATACGCGAGTCACGATGCGCGAAAGCGCCACAAGCGCAGCATCTTTGGCTGCGCCCTCAGTTACCTTTGAAATCAGGTGTCGTAATAGCGCAAGTTCGCCGCCAGCTGCATCGCAGAACCACTTTTCGAAGTTCGGTATCTGTGGGACGTATTTAGAATGCGTCGCTAGCAGGCCCTCTGACCAGTCCGATCCTTTACCGCAGGCCGCAGCGATATGACTCTCGACCACCCCCTCTAAGGAATGCAATTGTGCGGCCATATCTGCGTCCAGATAAGCCGTCTTCGCGCGGCCTAGAAGGGCCGAAAGAGGGTTGGCATCCAGTGAAACAGTGCGTCTTCCAAGACGGACGGCTTCAACAGCGGTAGTTCCACTTCCGCCAAAAGGATCAAACACCAGATCGCCGGGGAATGAGAGCGCCGCGATGAGTTGGCCGGGAATCTGCGGAGGAAATTTTGCAGGATATGGGTGTAGATCGTGGGTTAGGTATCTCGTGTTTGCTGATGTGAATGCCCAGTCAGCGTGGGTGAGCTTCTCGACAACTTGGCCTTCTAGCAGTTCGCCAATCGTGACCGGCTCATCAATCTCGCCTGCAAATGGAGGGGCAACGGCATTCTCAATCTGACCCTCAATCCAGTCGGCAAAGCTTTCACCTCGCAGATCAAGGCGTTCCGCGAGAGCCGCTTTCCGCTGTTCTGTAGTCTCCAACACAAGGCGCTGTTTCATGACAAATCTGCATTTTTGTTAATTTTTGCAGATTCTATAGCAAGAGGCTGTTCTCACCTCAATAGCTTAGAATCGTAAGACCTGCGTCAGCCAAAGCAGAAGCTTTGCCTTTCATTTTTGTCTATCCGAGCAGCATTCATCTAGGATCCAACAATTATCTTGGACGAGACGTTACCGTGTTTATCGGATGGCTGGGTGCCAGAAACGGGCAACACCTTGTCTGATATAAAGGTTGAAACCCGCTGCATTTCTTTGGCCAGAAAGTCGCCCGACTGCCTCACATAAAGCGCCGTTACGTCGCCCCTCGCGACAGTGTGATTGAGGAGACGCTTCGTGGTGTATGGGTCAAGACCAGCTTCGACACAAGCCGTGGCAAAGGTCCGTCTGAGCATATGAGGCGAGACATGCGGGATCGTTTTCTCTTTGAGCGTCTCGACATGGCCATAGGCACTGTTTGCAGGAAAGACATAGGGCGACATGGGAAACAGCAACGTATGTGCCTCGCGCGCGTCTTCGAGGATTTCAGACAACTTCGAAGATAGAGGAAGGTCGAAAGCCCTCAGGCGACCACCCTTGGGACTCGGGCGATGAATGCTGGTCTCGCCAACCTCGTCCCAGCGAATGCTTGCCGCATCACTGCGGCGTAAACCTGAGTAAAGCAGAAACGGCCATAACGCCCGACGGATCGGGTTCTCCAACCTTTCAACGTCAGCCATCCACGCGGGCAGCGCTTCCCATTCTAGCCACTTGCGTTCGCCACGTTCGCGAAACTGATCGACAGCATTTGACGGGTTTGGCGGCAGGCCGTCTGATGTGCGGATTGCGTGATTGTAGATGGCGCGAAACAAGCGCAATGATTGATTAGCAGCAGTTGGACCACACTCACCCCATTTCTTGTGCCACGCACGAATGTCGGCTTTGGAGATGTCACCAAGAGGAGTGCTTGAGTGTTTTGAGAGACGCGTTCTCCAGTTCTGGCTGTAACCCTTCACCGTGCGAGGTGACCCACCCTTGCGTTCGAGCGCATCCAAGAAGGCTAGATAGGCCTCACTCAGGGTGATACCTCGTTGAAGCTCTTCTTTACGCTCCTGAATGACGTCCCGTCCTTGGCGAGCAGCAACCTTCAACGCGCCCGCCTCTGCTCTTGCATCCGATAGGCTCATCTCTGTGACGAGACCAATCATTTTCTTGCGTTGGCGAGTACCAACACGAAAATGCACGAAGTAGCGAGCAGGCCCAGTCGCATTCCGATAGACGCCGAAGCCCGGAATCTCGGTGTCGTACAAGGACGTTTGTTTCACTTTTCCCGTTGGAGCAGTAAGGTGTTTCGCGATGTTGGCATTGGTGAATTTGATGCGCCGTGGCGCTTCGTAAGGTGCAGTCAT